AATAAAGAAGACCAAGTTTTACTAAATAAACACTTTGGTTCGGTTAGGTTTATCTATAATACTATGCTTAAGTTTAAAAAGTACTACTATGATGAAAATGGAATCAACCTTAGTTACTTTAAACTAAATAAAGCTTTAACTCACCTAAAGAAACTTGAAGAATACTCCTGGTTAAACGAGGTTAGTACTCAGGTACTACAAGCTACTCTAAGAGATTTGGATAGAGCTTATAAAAATTTCTTTGAGGGTAGAGCTAGTTTTCCTAAATTCAAATCTAAGAAGACTTATAAGTCTAGCTTTAGAGTACCACAATTTGTTAAACTAAAGGACGATTTATTATCTATCTCTAAGTTTAGAGGTGGTATTAAAGTTAAAGTTCATAGAGAAATCATAGGTACAATCAAATATGCAACTATTAAATTAACTCCTTCAGGTAAATACTATGTTTCACTTACAGTTGAATACGATAGCCAAGTACCAACTAAACCTAAAGTGGATCCTAGCTCCGCTACAGGAGTAGACCTAGGGATTAAAACTTATGCTACACTTTCAGATGGAACTAAGATATTCTATCCAATGTATCTAGAACGTAACTTAGTTAAACTTAAAGAATTACAAGTTAAATTCAGTAAATCTAAAAGTAAACGGGTTAGACTAGAGATAGCTAAACTTTATGAGAAAATTGCTAATCAAAGGTTAGACTTTATACATAAACTAACTAAAGAATTAGTAACTAAATATGATAGTATAGCTATAGAAGATCTAGATATAACTGGTATGCTGGGTGAGAATAAAAATCTCTCTAGGAGAATCTTAGATTGTTCTTGGTATGCCTTTAGGAGGTTCTTAACTTACAAGGCCGAACAATATGGTTGTAACTTAATAGTTATACCTAAGTATTATCCCAGCTCTAAAAGTTGTAGCTCTTGTGGTTATATTAATAATAATTTAAAATTAACAAATAGAATATGGCTATGTCCTAACTGTGGTTTAACCTTAGATAGAGACTATAATGCAGCTATAAATATCTATAATAAAGGGTTCGGAACGAACCTGGTAACTCCTTAGAGTTATCTTGAAGCTCCTCTTTTGGAGTAGTTCACGTCGACTTAGGATAATCCCGAGCTAAACTATTAAAACTTAAAACATGGCTATAATAAAAGAGACTTGCAAAGAATGTGGGAATGAATTTAACCTACCGAGATTTAAGAAACAAGAAGTTGAAGGAGGATTCTGTTGTAATGAAACTTGTTGTAATTCTTGGTGGAATAGATTTTATGAGAGTAAAGGAGAGGAAGTTACTTATATAATATGTGAACATTGTAACTGTAAGTCAGTAAGAAAATACGCCAAGACATTCTGTTCAAAGGGATGCTACTTGACTAAGAGAAATTTAAGTAAGATCGCAGATGGAAGCCATAACTTTGGACATGAATATAGTAAAAGATCTACAGCAATACAAATATCTAAAGGACTTCACCCGTTTCAAAAAGGAAATATGGATGAGGAGACTTTAAAGAGGAAATTTGAAGGGATATCTAGAGCTAGGAAACAAGAAGCTAAGGTAGGGACTCATATTTGGCAGAGACCTGAAACTTGGATAAATAATGAGTATAGTCGCTCTCTAAGTGTTATAACTAAAAGAAACCTAAACTTAATTCACCTTTACATAGCGGATTGTGACGTCGAGGAGTGTTTTAAGATTGGGTGGACATCTGATATAACAATGAGGGAGATGGATAAGAGAACTCGAGATTTATCTAATTTAGTTATTGTAAAATCTGGAAATCCCATAGATATAATTAATTTGGAAAAGAATATAAAGTTGAAGTTTTTGAATGTGGATTTTTCATATAAACATAAATCAACCGAAATATTTCCAAATTCTATGAGGGATGCTGTAGTTAAGTATATTCAAGAGTTTAAGTAGAAATGTGTAACGACTATCGAAATCATAAAGAAGAGAGTAGAGTACTAGCTAAGTGGCTGGGAAAGAGTAGGGACCTAAACGGGTAAAGCTGTAGGTTATAATATAGTCTGAACTCTGTGGTAACATGGAGCTGGGATACGAGTTGTCCTATTGGGGTTGAAGTAACGAATCAGCCTAAACATAATTGTAGTGGAGCGGAAGTAAGAACAATCGCTTACCTTTCGAAAGATCCAGTAATGCTCGACGCTTATAGTAAAGGAATAGACCCATATATCAACGCAGCCAAGATCATCACGCCCGGACACGAAGAGAGTTACTATTGGGGACAAAGGAGTCTCTATAAGGTGCTACTGCTGGGTAAGATGTATGGAATGGGCGTTGAAACCTTGGCTCACTCTGCAAAGATAAGCGTAGAGGAGGCTCAAGAGAATAGTGATAAGTTATTTGAAGCCATTGGAGGTGTAGCTAAGTATATTGAAGAGAAATCTAACTACTGTATCAATAATGGAGGTTTAGTTAGTACAGTTCTTGGGGATATACTTGATGTTAGTTCCGACCCTGCTGATAAATGGGGAAGATTAGGGATTAACCAGCATATTCAAGGATTCTCAGCAGTTGCCCTAGCTTCCGGGTTTTACAATATATTTAGAGAAGCACAAAAGAGAAACATATTTATTCGACCTTTGATTGTAGTTCATGACTCGTGTATTAATTATTTTCCAGTTAGAGAGGTATTTGAGATTAACGAGTTCTATACAATCCATTTTACCGAGTTTCTTTATAATCAGTTTGGTATTCGTTGGGAGTTTGAAACAGAAGTAGGCAGCAATTATTATGATAGAGCTTTACTTACTAATGTGGATAGAGATACGATAAAACTAAAAGGAACAGGTATAAGTATTCTTGGTGTATTAGATAAGATGTCTGCAGAAGGCCTAAAATTCGAGGTTTCCAAAGTGACCGGCAAAAACATCGTGGAAAACCTTATTAATGAAAGAGAGAAAGTGGTCCCAGATTTGGAAGAGAATATCATTAGGTTATTTTATGCCAACAAACAGGATATCGGAATCAGTGAAGACCAAAGTGAATACGAGGTTGAGATAAAGAGAATACTATCAAAATAATTACTCAAGTGGAGCCTAGAGGATAACCAACTCGGGCTTCCTATTTGAACATGAATATTACTTAAACTAAACATAATTAATTCTATTTGTAAACTAGTGGAGTGTAGGGAATTTTTATTGTGTGATTTTATTAAGTTTGATAAATCGTTCCATGTTTTATTGCTTTCATTAACCTACACTCCCTAAATGAACATGAATAAATACTATAATTAAACATAATCTAATTTTGCAAGCGAGACTGGGCAACCTCTATAACGCTCAGTTCTCCTAAACGTAAATGACTCATAAAAATAACATCCATACACAATGAAGTGGGGCTCTTGGTTACTAGACTTGGGCTCCCTAACTATAAATGAATTACCATGACGCACTATATAATAAGAAACTACAATGATCCAAAGAAGGCTGTCGAATTAGCTGAGATGATCAAGGAGGCTTTAGGAGGTAATTATGCTTCTAGAGTGGACATTTATGATAACGGAAGTGAGTATTCCCCAGTTTATCCTAATGTAATAGAAAATAAGATACATCAAGGAAAGTTATGGAGTTACTATAATGTTCGTAATCTAATCGACTGTCCTTATGTAGTTTTCTTTGATAGTGGAGATGATATAACGACAGACATGATACTTGATATTGAAACCGCAGTACTAAGGGCTACACGAAAGGAGTTCAGCTTGTATGACCCAGTAGCTCTCAGTCTTCGCGGGATTAATATATTTGAGTCTAAGCCGTTTGTTACCTATACTTCTTACTTATATGATTTCTTAACTACACTGGAAAAAGAAGCTGTAGATGAGATTGATACAGGAATAGAAGGATATATCATGGAACTTATCAGGTATTTCAGTATTAGAGACTCTAGGGGATTTACAACAGAGATTAACCTAGATCACTATAAAGACTGTAAATACCTAAACATCTGGAGAAAAATAATTACATCACAAGAAAATTCATAACTGTTGTTTTAAGATCGTAGGGAGAGTGAAAGCTAATAATTGCCATAATAATACTAGAATTTCACTTTTCTCATAAATCTACTTTTTAACCTGTCGTAACTCTCCCTCGATCTTTTTAAATTAACATAGATATACATGAAACAATATAGAAATAAGAAAAACGGAAATATCTACTTAGTAATCACTTTAGATGGGATTGATTGTACGAATGAAAGAGATGGACTTAGGGTGGTAATTTATACTAATGGAGAGCTTTATTTTACCCGGGAATATGGTGAGTTTATGGCGAAATTTGAAGCTGTAAAATAACCGGCAAAAGCTGTGGGGAAAGCCTTATATATGTAAAGAAGAGAAGTACTAAAGAATAAAAGCGAAAGCACATAGGAGGGTTTACCTGCATTTTTCTATTTCTTTTATTATTGTTTTTTAAAATTAATTATATGTTTTAAGCTGGCTGAGAGTGAATAGGCGATCTTTACTTATATATGCTTTTAAATTTCAGCTTCGATCTTTACACTTGCAATTCATGTTGAGCAAAACCAAGAAAATCTCATCAGCCAGCTAGCTCAACAATTTAATAAACCGAACAAAACTAAGATAACAACAGTAGGACATAGCTATCTCATAAGTGTTAAATGATTTTTTTTTACTGGTTGGTAGTGGCGCAGTAGTTCTTTTTAAATCGTTCAGTTGTTATCACTTTTATTTTACTTTTGAATTTAGGCAAGTTGAATCTACCAACCAGTCTTGCCTAATTTTATAACGAATCAGAATCAATATCAAATAGGTGTTTAGGTGCGCCATAGGTTTAATAGCCTAAAAGCATAGTGCAACCTACAGCCATTTTATTATTTATTTTGGAGGAGTCAGGGTCTAAAACAGGTCTTGGCTCCTTTTCTTTATGGCGAATTAAATAGAATCATTAACATTAAAAATTATACACATTATGGACTTAGCAACACAAAAATTAATCGCATTAGTAGTAATCTCGATCTTATTAGCAGGAGGGTTACTATTAGTTTATGGTTTAAGAATGGTAGACGAAAAACTATCAAAAGAAGACAAAGCAGGAGATAAACTTGGACTCTCTTTATTCTTCGTAGGTGGAGTTTTATTTACAATTCTTTACCTTTATGTATGGTCAAACCCTTAAAACAAAACAAAAAAAAATGACAGGAATAGTAATAATAGTAGTTTACGCATTAGTTAGACTACTTTCAGATGTGGTTTCAAAAGATAACAGTAAACCCACAAAGTAAATGAATAAATAACAATAAAAAGTAAATAATATTATGGACGCAACAACAATTAAAACACAACAAGGACGAAGAACAGTAATCCTCGATGTAACTGACGCAAATGACCCTGCTTTCACAACTCAAACTCCAGCTAGAAAAGCACCTACATGGAGTCCTGAAGATTTAGCTGGGGTGTTGAAAAAGAAGTTAGGAATGAATGTAACTCCAAATAAAGCTAAGAGTATGTTCATAAAAGCAATCAACCCAACTAGCCAGAGATACCTAGACAAAGATCCGGATATCAAAGTGGTAAGAGTATGGAGAGGGAAAATAATGTACCTATTGTTCAACCTTAATAAAGCATAACAATGGGAACTATATATTATTACGTAGCCATATTCGCAGCAGTGTTATATCTAGCGGCTTATGGCTTCTACCTCATTAAAGATTCAAACCCTCAAACTAGAGATATGGAGAGCGGTGCTGAATCTAAGTTAATCCCATACATCTCAGTAATAGTTTGTATAGGGATTGTAGGATCATATTTAATAAAGAAAGCAGTGTTAACTATATAAAACCTAAAAGAAAATGGAAACAGTAATAGAAAAAGAATTAAGAAACAACAAAGAGATTATTAACAGAACAAACGATCTCCTTGAAAATTACAACAAACTTCAAGCTGGGTGGAGAGAAGTCCAAGCTGACGTATAAACCACTCCTGCAGATAACATTGAAGAGTGGCAGAGATTATCAGAAAAAGTAACCCTTCTAAGACAAATAGAGGAATTACTTGAAGAAGAAAAGATTTATATCAATCACCTCAAAAAGAAAAAGTTTTACTAATCAATTAATCACTAACAAATAAAATAAAAATAATTAAAAATGGCAACAACAAACGTAAATTTAGACATGGATGCAGTATTATATGTTCTTGAGACAAAAGGACTAAGCATCAATCAAGAAAGAACTTCAGATTTCCTTAACCACATGAAGTTCTACGTAAATGATTCTAAGACAGGTCACAAGATTTTTAATGGGGTTATCAAGATGAGATTAATTCCAGGTGACACTGAGAACTTCATCATAGAGTTACCAGTGAATAGAAAAGAAAGTAAAGAAGTTATAACAAATGTAGCTGCTCTTAAAACTCACTGGGAAAGCTATTTATGGGGATTCAGTAAGGTTTTAGGTTTAAATGAAGGGGACTTTTTTGTGAAGATGAAGATTGAGAAAAAGCCAACTGTAAATGTTTCGGATGAGATCGATTCTCTATACGCTCTAGTTAAAGATGGGGCTGAATATAGAAGATTAGTTTCACAGACTGCTAGGCTAGACTTCACCACTATGTACAGCCTTTTGGATACAGAGAAGGAGGTTAAAGGTGAGTCTGAAGGTGGACTTATAGTAGAGCTGCAAGATAAAGTCTATAGGTTCTTCAAAGATAGAGTGGAGGACTTGAAAGGTAAAATCGTAACCATTGATCAGAGAATTATTAAACGATTCCAGGCTAGGTTAGAGAGATACCACGAAACCAGAGACTTTGCAGGAGTTCTTGGATAGTTGACTATGGAGAATCATTTTATATACATGGACCTTGAAACTAGTGGACTCGATGTTAGTAAAGACGGCATTGTTTCTGTTAGTTTCAGGGATTCATCAGGAGAGACATTAGATTTAAAAGTAAACCCAGAAGTTGATATCAGTGAAGAGGCTACTGGAGTACACGGATATTCTAATGAGAGTGTTAAGGGGTTTAAAACTTTAGGTGAGTACAAAGCTGAAATCGAAGCGTACTTTAAAGCTAGACCTGATTTTACATTGGTGGGACATAATATTAAGAAGTTTGACCTGCCGTTATTACAGAATCAGCTCTACAAGTATGGTATTGATGTTTGCTTACTAGACTTTAAGGTTTTAGACACTCTACAGATCGAGAAGCACATTTTAAAGATGGACTTAGAATCGGTCTATGAAAGGTATACAGGAAAAAGCCTAGAAACCCATCATAATTCAACCCAAGATGTTTTAGCGACTATAGAGATACATAAAGGGCAGATGTTGTCTAAAAAGTATGTTAAATCGCTTGAGGAGATAAATGAGAATGATAATACCGTTGACTTTGCAGGAATACTTGTAAGGATAGACGGTAAGATCTGTTGGAATATAGGTAAACATAAAGGAGTTCCTGTGTTTGAAGAACTAGATTACTTAAAGTGGGCAATAAAGAATGAAGTCCTACCTAAGTATCTAGTGGATTGGTTAAGAAAGAATTGGAATAGTAACAAATAATTAAATAAAAAGTCATGACAAAAATTAAAAGATTAAGCCTCTCGTTGTTAGATAGTTCAGAGGTATCAATGTTTAAAAGTATCTGCAAAATCCAAGGTATAGCGCTGCCTGAGGATTTTAGTGAGAGGTTAGTTAACTTAGATGAGACAGAGTTCTTTATGGGAGACGCCCCTTATATAGTGTTTAATGATTTAGGGGAAGTTGTATTAGCAGATGAGCCTGATGAGGATTTTGTTTGGCTTAATGGACTAGACGGATTCATGTATATCTGTGAGAAGTTCCAAGATCAGGAGGCTATTATAGAAGATCTTAAGAATACTGGAACTTTTGAAAACCTATACATTAAGCTATTAGAAGGGGCAGATGAAGATTTTGATTTTGATGAACCTGAAAGCTGGGATACTGAAGAAGATGAGGATTATGAGGAATGTGAGTGTCCAGAGTGCCAGTTGGATGAATTAGTTGAAGAAGTGAGGTCAATTTCAAGAACAGAAGTAAAGGCTCCGTTTAAACTAATTTTCCTAGATCCTCATCAATTAAGACTAGCAGTAGAAGGATTAGAAGCGATGGGATTAGAAGCAAAAGAAACCGTTAGAGATACAGATTTATTCTTAGCGGTGTATGATGATAAAACTTTTGAAACATTTGAATCATCTAGAGTTTATTTGGGGTTAGATATACCTGAAGGGGTGAATTATGAGATGTTTCCAGTGATTTCATTGTTTAATATAAAAGGGTAACGGAAGTAAGGAGCTTGGAGTTTGTGTATATAGATTTATTTTGATTTTAAGGATTGAGAGTAACTATGGCACAGCTTCAGGCTCCTTTCACTTTCTTTTTTTTCAACTAATTAATAACAACAGAAAAATGAATAAAATAATAAGCATGCTCCTAGTCTTTGTAATAATCATAGGCTACGGACAAACTGTAAAAGAATTTAAACCGCTAAAGAGAGAAAAGTATCCTAATATATGGTTTGTGTGGGAAAACGACGAACTTGTGATTTATAATATTAAGAGTAAGTCTGATCAAGATTCCTTAACTGCAGCCTCACTAAGAACTTCAACATACAGAACAGATATAAGTAAATATTGGGAGTGGAAATACAAGGAGTTATACACAGCAAGTTCAATTAGAGATTTTCCAAGATATGCTTATTCTACAGGTTCAAATTGGGACAAAGATAATGCGGCTTGGTTAGAAGAGCAAAACCTACCTGCAGCTAAAGATAATCACTATTGCTATTCTTATTTCATGGTAATTGGATGGAAACTTAGGCATCACAAGGTCATGGCGAAAGATCCTAATCTAAGAAAAATAGTAGAGCTTACTTTCTTAGATTTAGCAACAGGTGAAGAGATTAGTGTATCAGAAGGAGTAGAAGCTGAAGGTAAGACTTGGTTCAAAGAGTTGGGTGAGTATACAGAGATAAATCTTCATCAAGCAACTGGGGGAGATATTAGGTTAGGTGAAGTTTATATGATGATTTCAAAGCCTGTGGAGGTTCGTCAAGGTTATTGGGCTTTGTTTCCAGAATTTGATGTTAATTTATACCACACTTTTAGAGAAAATGGTCGAGATCATAGTTTAAATCAAAAAATAAATAAAAATGAAAAAGTCGAGAATATATTTCAAGTTAATCCTAATACTGGCGATGGTAGGAGGCTTAACTATTAATGCACAGAGTAAGTATATCATAACTAAAACAGAGGATGAACTAACTTACAGAGGATTTGATGAAGATGATATACCTGAAACTGACTATACTTGGAACATAGAGGATATGGGGGCTTATTACCTAACAGCTTATCAATTAATAGGGGTTTGGAGAAATAACAAAGGAGAAATTACTAACATTAGATACCAAGATATGTATTCAGGTTTAATTATGTCTTCCAGTGATCTACCAAATGATGAGCTGAGGGAGTTACTAAATAACTTCTGGGGTCAATATGAGATTGGAGACATAGTACAAATTCCTTCACTTAAGTGGGATTATGAAGACTTTACACCAGGTCAATCTACTTTATATCAGGGAGGGTATTACGGAATAAAGTTCACACAATTAATATATTAACAACAAAAAAAAAAGAAATTATGAGACACTTAGTAAAAATCGCAGCGTTAATTTATGCATTATTTAGTTTAGCATCTTGTAGTAGAACACCTGGAGTTAATAATGACTTTACGGATAACTATAATGATGGACCACTGGTTTTTGAAGGAGGATTTGGGATATATGTAAAAGGAATTCAGAGGTACCCATATGGACCGGGGAGACCTTCATATGTTTACACTCTAGACGGTTTGTATAAAGACTTTAGAGTTAGAACAATATCTGGAGAGAAAATACATAAAATAGATTACGTCGTTGAGTTTGATTATGGATATACAGGAAGCTACACAGAACATCATACATTAAAAGTAGTTTCTGATTATATTAGTCCATACAGCTCAACAGTTATGTATTCTAGTATTATGATGGAAGCTAATGAGACTATTGTTGAAGGTTCCGGTGTTCCTGTAAATAGGTTTGCTAATGGAGTTGTCACTATTCAAGCATATACTAATCAAGGCAACACGTATAGATTAACTGTATATAACGTCCCAATTCAAGTAAACTAACAAAATAACAACAACAGTACAATGGAAAAGAAAATCAAAAAGGCACTAATTCTAATCGCAGTTCTTTTGTTACTAACTTCATGCAAATCTAATTCTAGGGCAGCAGAAGTAAAACCTGAACCACCACTTAGATTTTATGAGAGATGTGGAACCGATAAGGGGATGATTCTCTACTCAGGTGACCACAGATGCAAAACTATGGCACTCTACACCGATAAGCAACTAGAGAATATGGGCATTAATCCTAAAGAGTTCCATAAGAGCAAGAAGCAGGTACAAGTAGATGAGTTATACCTAGTGAAGACCCGTATACAGAATGATCTTAAACTGCCGGATAATAAAGTAACCATAGATGAGGTACTGGATTGGATGAAGCTTCAGATGATTAGTTTTGAGTTTAGAGTTGATGGGAATCTTGCTACAGTATATAACTCTAAGTATGTTTTATTTACCTGGGAGATGAGGAAGAGTTATTTAGATGATCAGAAGAAAGAAGTTGTAGATTATTTAGTTAAGAGGATATACAACTACGATCAACTTCCAGGAATACCTAAATATTAAACGATATGAAAGTAGATAGAGAGTTAGTTGAAGTCCTGTTAGTTGAGAAAATCTTTGGAAGTATTGCTTTCATTTATAACTTTCAATAACTCCTACTTCAACTAAGTTAGACTTTGGCATAACCTTTGATATAAACTTGAGATAATGTATTTTGTAGAAAGACATATAATAAAGAATAAAAAAGAGCTAGACAAATTATGTTTCAACTCTAAGAATCTCTATAATAAAGCTTTATACTTAGTTAGACAACATTATTTTAAAACTAATGGTTATCTAAATTACTACGATATAAATAGACTAATGGTTGACTCTGAAGATAATGATTATTATTCACTACCTTGTAAAGTCTCTAATCAAACTTTAATGTTACTTGATAGAAACTTTAAGTCATTCTTTAGTTTGATTAAGAAGAAACAGGGCGGTAATTATGATAAACCTGTCAGAATCCCTAGGTATTTAGATAAGGAAGGTAGATATTTGGCTATTTTTCCTAAAGATGCCGTATCTAAAGTCTATCTTAGAAAGGGCATAATCAAGCTATCTAAATTATCTATAGAAATACCTACAAAAGTAACAGAGTCTAACTTAGTTGAGGTAAGAGTTTTACCTAGAAATAACCATCATGTAATTGAAGTAGTTTATAAAGTAGAAGAAAAACAACCTAAAAGCGATAACGGAAGATACGCTTCTATTGACTTAGGTTTAGATAATTTAGCTACTGTTTCATCTAATGTAGTTGAACCTTTTATTATTAATGGTAGACCTTTAAAGTCAATTAATCAATACTATAATAAAGAAAAAGCTAGGCTACAAGCTCACTTAAAAGGTAATAAGAAGACATCAAAAAGGATAAATAGTATAACTAACAAAAGAAATAATAAAGTTAAAGATTATTTACATAAAAGTTCGAGAAGGATAGTGAATTTCTTAGTTTCCAATAATATTAGTACTCTTATAATAGGTTATAACGAGGAGTGGAAACAAAACATTAACTTAGGTAGAACTAATAATCAAGCTTTTGTTAATATACCTTTTTATACTTTTATTAAACAACTTGAATATAAGTGTAAACTAGAGGGTATTAATGTTATACTTACAGAAGAATCTTATACATCTAAGTGTAGCTTTTTAGATGGTGAATCTATAGAGGAACATGAAAATTATCTAGGTAAGCGAATTAAAAGAGGACTTTTCAGGTCAGCTAAAGGTAAACTTATTAATGCTGACTTAAATGGTTCACTTAATATTCTAAAGAAAGTAGTTGGAGATTTTAGTTATCCAATAGAGGCTTGTAGTACGCCATTAAGAGTTACTTTATAGTGATTCTTATAAAACTTAAGACATTGATTTTGTTTTGAGTAACTATTAACCGAGTAATGGCATATATTAAAGAATAATTTAAAGAAAAAATACTTAAACTAAAAATGGGGGAGTATTATAACAACAGCGGGAAGTATCAGTATCTATACAACGACCCGAAGAAGCTAGTTTCAAATTTACCAGAATCAGGAGACTTTGACTTAATATTAGATTTGTTGAGTAAGTATGAGTTTCTATATGAGGAGTACTACGCATCTGTATTGGAAGCTACTGAGGTCTCTGAGGTGGACGATCCTTATAATAATTCACCTTTTCCAATTAGAGCTATGGAGATGACTGAGTATGAATTAACGTCTTCTATGCACGAGATTCTACTATGGTGCCACAAGCGTAATTTAGTAGAAAAAAGTGAGATAGAGAAGTTCTTGCGTCGAGTTTTGGTGTATATTGGAAATGCGGATGATATTTTCGACATTACCCAAGTTTGTAAGGATTTTGTAGAAGATCTGTTAGATAGAATTTTTGAAAGATATGGGATACAGAACGGTAATTAAAAGGGTAATATATTTAGGGAGTCACTTTGAGCATATTAGAGAGAATAACGGAGTACTGGAGGTGTCAAAGTTCCCAAAAAATGTACAACCCTTCGACACTAGTAAAATATCTGACATAAGACTTCACGAGGGTTTATACGGAGCTCCTGACCTATTTGAATTATTTGAAGAAGTAGAAGGTCACAGTATGGATGATTGGGGAACGGGTAGAGACTTGACTAAGGAGATGGTTCAGAAGATGATAAGACTGGCAGATCAAAAGATGTATGAGGAGGACTTAATCAAGTTTCTAGTGGATTTTTATGATACGATGGAAGATGATGCTAACTACGAAATTGAACTGATATGAAAAAGTATAAAGATATAAAAGAAGGTAGTTTAAGGGATTACTTTAGGGGTATTGATGGAGAAGTTAATATTCAGGTAGAGCAAGTAGGGGATAACTATATGCTCAATCGTATAAGAATAAAGGACTACCGAAATATAGACTTTACTCAGGATAACCACTTAGCTTTAATGAACATCACTGACAATATAAAGGTTAATGATGGTAAAGCTCTGATCTATAAAGTTAATGATGAGATTCGCAAGGAGGGGGATTTTAGTTCAGATAGAGGTACGGTATTAGAGTTTAAAGTAGCAGGTACAGATTATCAATGGAAGAGGGTTATTGGTGATATTATAACTCTAAATGGTAAAGCTAATGGTAATATTGTTGAGGTAGGGACTGTTAAATACTCAGATGAACTAGGATTACTCACTTCAACCTTCATCAGCAACAACATTATCATTTATCAAGGTTTATCTTATGGAATTCTTAGGATGGACTGGGAGCGTGCTTTAGGTTCTGATGAGTATAGGGAAATTATAGAGGTAGCTAGAATGTGCCCCCTTGTATTTGAAGATGGAGAACTAGAGCTTAATGAGACAGGTGAATACTTAGAGTTAACCGATCATAATATCCAGAAACTAAAGGACAAAGCTAGTGAAATTAAGCAGAAGATAGTCGAATATAAGAATAAGCAGTTTGGAGGTAAGTTTGGTATAGAGAATTTAGAACTTGCACCAGAAGCTTTAAAATTAACAAAACATACTCCAACTTCAATCCCTTTCGATATAACTCTTGATGATGGAACTAGTCTTGGTGAGGTGGATAGTATGTGGCAGAATTGGAAGATAACCCCACTAAGTAAGAATAATGGAGTAGTTAAGGTTTATGGGGATTGTCTTTCTGTTTTGGAGATGAAGTTGAGCTGGATTGTAGAGAATGTAAGCAAGGGTGAAGTATTCTATAAGCCTGAGAAATTTGGACTAAGAGAGAGAGAATGGGTTAAGAAGAATAGAAAGGGGCACATTATGATAGATAGAGATAAGTTTAACCTGCCTGATAAATTAGTTGAAGATTGGGTTAAGTCTAAGATTATTGGGGTGCCGCATATTCCTGACAATGAGTTAGTCTGGATAGGTCGTCAGAAAAAGGTTGAAACTCCAGATACCATTATGATAACTCCTATCGACATACATCAGCCTAAGTCCCTATCATTCTACTTATCCAACCAAGCCGAAATCCTTATAACTAGAGAGAAACCAACAGGATCACTAGGAGATTACAGCGTATACCGATTAAACAAAAAGAATTACGAAAAGTTACTCTCCTTAGGTTTTATGAAGTTAGAGGATTTTATAGAGTCAAATGAGGATGAACTTTCAAAGGCTGTAAATACATGGAGAAGGGTATTAGATATTCAAAAGGATAACAACCTCGTACAGCTTAAGTTTAGGGAAGAACTCGTAGATGAAGTGTTTGATACTAGAGGTAAATATGAATACGGGATGAACTACCTTAAAGATCTAAATACTCACCCCGATTACCAGTGGATAGATAAGGTTCACAGATTAGTAGTATTGTATGGTTGTGAATATTATGGAGAACCTGAAGATAGATTAATGAGGAAGAAGATATTTAATAAGCTTTGTGCAGATAATCTAGAGTTTGACGATGAAGGGTATTTAGTAGGAATCAAAAAAGATAATTATTTATGGAAGTAAGAACAGTAATAAAGGGAGCTAAGTATTTCACAGGAGACAGCATATTAATACCACATTTTTCAGGAGAGTATGTTACTGTAGATTGTGATGAATATGCAACGCTTGAAGAACTGAAAAAGGAGTATGATGAGGAATATGTAGAGAGTGTGGAGGATAATTATATAGAACATGAAGGGGAGAAGTATTATTATGCGGAGTGGGGACCTTTTAATGTTTCAGAGGAGTGGGATCTTATTTCGGATATTAGTAACGTAGGCTTAGTGGAATGAGTTACCGGATAGATTTCAATGTAGTTATTCAAGGAGTTTACAATAAAGATAAGGAGAAGTTAGCTGAAGATATGAGACTCCTTTGCCCAGAGTTTGTAGAGTCCCTTGAGAGCAGTAACCACATACTTCCACTCGGTTCTTATGATTCTGAGGAGCTTTGGGTAGAATTCGTGGGAACCTGGCCTGACCGAAATGAAGAACTAGGAGACTTAACATTCAAATACCCCGATATAGAGATTATGGTTAGTTGTGATGGAGAAGATGGATATCAATGGCAGGAGAAGTATCAAAATGGAGAGTGTAGCACTGTAGACTTTGGATTTAGAGATGAATGGTAAACTTAAAAACAAACAGAAATGGGATACTACACAAATTACGATGTTCATATAAAAGGATTAAAGGGAAAGAACAGAGAGAAGCTTTTAGAGGATTTTAAGTCGATTTGTCCAGATATGATGTTTAGTGTAGAGGAGGATTATAATGGAGAGTTGACTTTTCTAGAGACTGAGGATTATGATGAGGTAGACACTTACTTTAATGCTAAATGGTATCAGTGCGAAGAGGAAATAGGAGATATATCATTCAAACATCCAGACTTAAAGTTCACCATATATTGCAGGGGAGAAGATGGAGAGATGTGGGTAGTGTATGGTTGTGGTGGGGAAGTAGAGAGTTATAAAGCTGAGATCATATACCCAGAGCCTACGGTGTTTAAAAAGAATAAAGATGGAAGCAGTAATTAATTTTAAAACAGATCTTCTTGTAGTTGAAGCTTTTGGGTTTAGAGAGACTTTCAATTTACAAGAGGAGATGGTGATTCAAGGTTGGGAAGATGCTTGGTTCGTGTTAGGTTTAGAAAGAGAGGATTGCCAGGCTTACTTTGAACTGGACTTTAACCTAGTGTGGAATGAAGGAGAAGAACCAATTATGAGTGTATACCCTGTTATTGACGGTAAAAAGTTTCATTCAAATTGGGAGAGGGTTAAACTTACTGTAATTGGAGAACGAAAAGAATATAAAGAAAATGGAAGAAGATAAGGAGAGTAAAGTGGGTTGTACATGGAGCTACGACGATGACCCCTTTTACAGAGCTATGAAGATTACTTGGCTGCGTTTACAGAAGAAATTGGTGAGTAATCCGAAAGATAAAGAAGCTATAGATCAGGAAATAGAGAAGCTTAAAAATAAAGGAAATGTAATTAAATAAAGTAAAGGTATGGTGAATATATTTTTGATAATCCTGATGTTAGCCGTACTGTTTTATGGTTATGCAATGTGCGGCTTGTTTCTTGTTCAGGAGATTAGCGATAGGAAAATACAGAATAAGTTAAAGAGAAAAACCTTGTATATCTTAAGTGTGACCCCTGCATTAAATTTCTTAGTGTTCATAGGTTTTGCATTAGAGTTAGGTTTTAAGGTTGCAAAAGATACTATACTGTATGTTTTCCACGAGATAGAAGAAGATTAATTAATAAAAAAAAGTAAAAAGTTATGAAAAAAGTAGTATTAAGCGTATTGTTAGGTTTAGGAATTATTTCATGCGCTAAAGAAAAAGAAGTTAAAACAGAAGGAGTAGCTAATGATAGTATACAGGCAGTTGAAGATTCATTAGCAATAACTCCAAGACAAACTGAGGAAGAGATTATTACATTTGAAGAAGCGTTTAAGAGAGCTCATGTTGGGGAAGTATTTTGGTCTGATGGGGATCGGGAAGTAGAGAAAGTAAGTAATGCAGAATGTACTCTAAGATTCACCAAGGAAGCTATTAAACAGATGGAAAATAGTAACCCTAAGAATGTAGATGAGGAGAAACTTCCACCAGTACCCGCTAATGTAAAAGATGCTACAACTCTAAAAGGAAAAGGATACAAATTCTCTAGTGAAACCGAAGGGGATATTTATTATGTTAGATTTGTAGTTACGGAACTTAAAAGTAATATTCTTCAAGGGGATGTAATAACGCAAGCAACTATAAAAAGCAAACTAAATTGGGAGTATGACTATGGATTTGACTATATGGTTCTTACTCCTAATGATGGTGATTTGTTTTATAGAGTAATTGAAGGTGGTAATATAGGATACGAACTAATTATCCCTTGCTATATTGGAGGTAGAACTAAGAAGGAACTAACACCAATCACTTACTAAACTATGGAGACAGCAATTTTCATATTTATCCATATCTTGATTCACATAGGTCTATCCGCATTTTTAGTTACAGTTGTGTCGGATTATGAATTTAGAGTGAAGATAGGATTAAAGGGTAAGAAAATAAGAAAAGTATTGTTAATTGCGTCCATACTACCTGCCATTAATCTCTTAGTTGTTTTATTGATAGGAGTCATGGGAATTAAGGAGGTTGTAAAGGATGTGTGGCAGAAGTTCATGGACGCTCTAAACGAAGAAGATGAGTAAAGGTATGGAAGGATTGATGGAACCTATAGTGAACCGGCAAGTAAGAGCTCGTTTGGATAAGTATAGCGAGATTCTAAGGACGACACCATGGAAAGCAGATGAAGTTATAAAGCAGTTGGATATCATGGCTAAAAAGTACGTTAAATTCCCTGTAGCTGTTGGGATGATCAGTGAGCTTAGGGACGAAATTAAGATGTATAATAAGTATGTTAGTTGAGAGTATGTTAGATTCAGAATTAAAGGTACACTATGAGGCTATCGACAAGTTAGAGAAGATTTATGAGGAGAAGGGATTTGATTCAAAAGGTGCAATATCTATCTATGACTATTACGATATAAACAATAGAAGAATGCCGGAAGATTTAGTTAATAGGCTTGAAGCGCTTTTAGGGAAATTAGATCACTTAATAGCCCCAGAACTAGAAAGACACAGGGAAATTGTAGAGGAGAAAGTGAAGGAGTATGAGGGAATACTAAGCAAACCTGTAGAAGAACGATTAGATGCTTATGTGAGTTTATCTAGAAGTTTAAAGGAACTGGATGGGGTTATTTCAAATACTGTGATTCAACCGATAGTGGATTTAGTAAATAGTGTAGGTGGAACTTTAGCTGGAGATTATGACTGGTATATGGAAGCGGTTAAGTATAGTCTATGGGTCAAGAAAATAATGGATACATTCGAATATATTAAGATAGATCACTTAGAGGGAGTAGAGGAAAGATCTCAGGAAATAAAAATAAGAGGAGTTAATAAACCTAAATATTTGGAGGGGTGTAAGATGTTGGATGAAATGTTAGATTATGCAAAACAAAGAATTAAATAACTAAAAAAAAACAAATTATATGAGTAGAGACATTTTCAAAAAGAGAACTGAGTACAAACCTTTCGAATACCCGGAGGTTCAACAATTTATAGACGCAATGAATAAAACTTTCTGGGTACACTCTGAGGTAAACTTTGATGCAGATGTTCAGGATTTCAAAACTAAACTAAAACCGCATGAACAGGAGTGTATTAAGAGGAACGCTTTGGCTATTGCTCAGGTTGAAGTTGCAGTTAAACCTTTCTGGGGAGATATTCATAAAGTACTTCCAAAACCTGAATTTAATAACCTTGGAGCGACATTTGCAGAGTCAGAGGTGCGCCATTCCGAAAGTTATAGTAGATTAATAGAGGTCTTAGGTTATAATGATGAGTTTAAAAAGCTACTTGAAGTTCCTGTATTTAAGAAGAAGTTAGAATTATTTGAGAAGCACTTTGGACCAGATATAGACTTTGTAGATAAGCTGCTCTTCTTTGTAATCGTTATTGAGAATTCTAGTTTGTTTAGCCAATTTGCGAATATCCTAGCTATGTCTCGATTTAAAGGGGCGATGAAGAATATAGCGAACATGATTAACTGGAGTGCTGTAGATGAAAACTGTTTAGACCTTCGTGATACTCAAATACTTACATCAAAAGGCTGGAGAATGATTAAAGATGTGCAAGTGGGAGATGAGGTATTTGGATTTAAGGAAGGGAAGATTAGATTAGAGAGAGTCCTTAAAACTATTAGTAAGAAGCTGGGAGATAAGAAGCTATATGATTTCTCTAACACTTATTCTGGGATAACTATGACTGAGGATCACGATGTAATTTACCGAAACAAGGGGGGTTGGCATAAGAGCATGTTGAAAGATCTAAAAACTGTACAAACTAATGCTATTCCAGTTACAGGTTTATTTGAGAGTGATAATGAGGTTGAGCTTACAGACTTAGAGAGATTTAGAATAGCAGCTAGATCTTGTGGAACCTTGAGAAATAACAAAGCCTTAGTATTCAGAACCCAAATAGAAGATAAGATAGTTAAATTGAAGGATCTTTTAAATAAGCTAGGAGTTAAGTTTTCGGAGATTAAGGATCAAAAAGGTATTACAACAATTAGACTAGACTACCTTTCATTAAACCTAACACAACCTAAAAACCTTTACTGGGTGGATCTTGGTAAAGTTAGTCGTAAGTATGCAGAGGAGTTTATTAAGGAATTCTCATTTTGGACAACTACAGTAAGAGATAACGGAACTATAGTCTTCACAACAGATAATGAACAAGACGCGGAGACAATACAGGCTTTAGGGATTTTAGCTGGGTATGTAACAAAGATATCACTAAATAAGAAAACCGGAGCAAAGCAATACTATAGAGTCAACCTAACTAATAAAGATTCAGGAGAGGTTTCAATAGCAACTTACAAGAAAAAGCTAATCGAGGGTGCGTCTCCAGATTTAGAGGTAGGTTGTGTTACGGTTCCTTCAGGTGGTATCATTGTTAAGAGAGGAAATAATAGACCTGTAATCATCTCCAATTGCCATGCTTCGGGAGGCCTATTCATCTTAAATCAAATCTTCCTAGAACACCCAGAAATGAAGAAGAGTCAGGAAGCTGTAGAGGAAATTATAAAAGACTACATAGCTTACGAATCTGAACTACTAGACTGGATATTTGAAGAGGGTGAGTTCGAGTGGTATACTAAGGAGGATGTAGTTAACTTTATGAAATTCAGAGTGGATACAGCCTTAGAACAGATGGGTTACAATAAAATCTACAACATAACACCAGAACAATACAGTAAAATGAAGTGGTTTGATGAAGAGGTATTTTCTGGAGAGTCTGATGATTTCTTTGCTAAACGACCTACAGCATACACTAAGCATGATAAGCCGTTTGATGCAGAGAGCTTATTCTAAACATTTTTAACTTTTTCATAACTAGAGAGGGAGGAGTCAATAAACAGGCTCTTCTCTCTCATTTTTATTCACATTTAAACAACAACATTATGATTACAATAGACAGAAAAACTATCAAAAGAATTAACGGACTAACTTTCTCAGCTAACTCTAATGAATCGTATACAGAAAAGATTACAGCTGATAGAGATTATATTTATTTCAAAGGAGCGAAGTTAAGAAGACTACTGCCAGGGTTTATAGATACGGATCAGATCGTCTTAACTTTGCAACATTACGGAGTGGCTAACATTAAATACTAGAAAACATGAGACTACTAAAAATAACATCAGAAGAACTTGCGAGCTTAACTGGAGAAAGCCACGATATTTTACTTAGAGATATAGCTGGAGTTGCAGGGATGTGGAGAGCGGTATTTGGAGCTGAATTTGAGAGATACGAAAATGGGTACCTGCTAAACAAAGAAGAAACTCTATACGCAACAGTTAATTATAGCAATAGGATCAGAGCTAAGATTATAGAAGCCTGGAGAAAGTTTGAAGATGAAAAGGCCTATACTCTACCGTCAGACTACGAATCCGCTCTAGAACAGTTATTAGATCAAGTTAAGGCTAATCGAATGTCAAAACTACTGGATAAGGTAATAGCGGAAGTAGATGCTAAGAAGAAGGCTGCAGAAGAGATTGATGAGATATTCCCAGTTGAGCCGGAAGTTATAGAGGAAGATAAGCCCGCAAAAGTTGTATTAAAAGAGGGAGTTTCAAAGTATAGAGAGGATATCCTGAAGAGAAAGAACTGCAGATACTCAACCAGAGAGATAGCCAGTGAATATAACTTATCAGCTCAAGCCTTAAACAATAAACTGAAAGCACTAGGAATCATCTATAAACCTAATGGAGCTCAAGCGTGGAAACTCTGTGTAGAATATCAAGGCAAGGGTTACGTAGAAGCTATCCCAACAGGTCACAAAGATTATATGATTAGCCCGAAGTGGACTCCTATGGGAAGAGCTTTTATATATGATGTGTTAAAAGAGAACGGGATACTACCATGGAAAGAAAAAGGGGGTTTAACGATTCCTCAGATTTGAGTTTTAGTTCAGTATTAAGTAGTTAAGAGATCGGCTGAAATCTTAGCCAACCTATAGCCCCGCTCAAAAATGAGCAAGGGTGTGACCAAGGAGAAATTTCCCTCGTTAAAATAATAAATAAAAAATAAAGTTTACAGACAATGGAATTATTAAAAGAAGTAGGTGGAGCGAACAATAGTAACTCACCTAAGATGTCAAGTAAAGAGATAGCGGATCTGACAGGTAAACAGCATAGTCATGTCCTTAGGGATTGTGATAAGTTGAATAAGAATTATGAGAAGTTACATCTATCCAAAATTGGAGAGACATTCAGTATCAGAGAGTTACCAAATGGGGGACAAGTGAAGGACAAAGTTTACGAGCTGACTAAGATACAAACTATGGACTTAATGACAGGTTACAACATAGAGCTTAGAATTAAAGTAAATAGAAGGTGGGAAGAGTTAGAGAATGCTCAGACAAAGATTAATCCGAGACTGACTTTAGTTGAAGCCTTAAGAGCCTATGCAGATGAAGTAGAAAGAAATGAAAAGCTTAAAGGTGAAATTGAAGTGAAGAATGTCCTAATAGCCGAGTACGAACCTAAAGTAACTTATTATGACCAGATTCTAGCTTCAACAGACACGATTACAGTAACTCAAATAGCTAAGGATTATGGAATGACAGCTCAAGAGTTAAACAAGCTGCTACACGAAAATAAAATACAGTTCAAACAAAGCGGTCAATGGATTCTGTATAAAGAGTACGCTAAGCTTGGCTACACTAAATCCCACACTACTCCGATAACTTACAAAGACGGCAGAAAAGGGGATCAGTTACACACAAGATGGACTCAGAAGGGTAGATTATTCTTATACGAGCTATTAAAACAAAAAGGACACCTACCATTAATTGAACAAGAAGATAACAACTAAAAAGAAACATTATGAAAGTAAAAATCAAAAGACTAGACAAAAGCGCTGTAATCCCTAAATATGCTAAGGATGGGGATGCAGGATTAGACCTTACAGCAACAGCCTATAAAGTAAACGAGAAGGGGCAGTACGTATACACTAGCGACCTTGCATTAGAGATCCCGGATGGTTATGTTGGGTTGTTATTCCCTAGAAGCTCAATTTGTAAGAAAGATCTAGAAATGACAAACTCTGTAGGTGTAATCGATTCAAACTATAGAGGTCCAATAAAGTCTGTATTCAACCCAACATGTGAGGATCCTGAGATATACGAGTTAGGTGAAAGATTTGCTCAACTTATTATTATCCCGTACCCTAAGATTGAGTTTGAAGAGGTAGAAGAATTAAGTGAAACAAATAGAGGAACAGGAGGTTATGGAAGCACTGGCAAATAAGCAAGAGATATTAGAGAGCTGGAAAGTTATGTATTTTGTTGATGATCCAAACAGAGAGCCTTATTTAGTTCACCACGACAAAGGGGATTCAGTAACATTAGGTTTATTAGATTATCCTGACTGTGAACAAGACTTTTATGTACCTAGAGATGTTATTAGACCTTTCCCAACCATAGAAGAAGAACTAATGGCAAAAGAAGAGATATGGAAAAAGATGGCATTGTAATAACAGGTCTTAACGAATTATCAGATAGCAGCCTTGAACAGTTAGAGAAAATCATCAGAGCTTATAGACTTCATGGAGCACCTAAAGATTACTGGGACGAGGATATACAAATAAGGTACGTAAAGGAGGAGGATACTGTTGTTCTACTCAATGGTGATTTTGATGAGTTGATTTTAGATGATGAGAAAGGGATGCTTGAGAGATATTACTATTCCCCTTATGATGGCTTTGGTGGTACGTACGGCGAACTTCTAGGTGAATATGAGAACTTTAATGATGAGGACAAGATGTGGTTTGATGAGGAGATTAGAGATGTGGAGAAGGATTTAAAAGCTCTGACCGGCTAGAGAGGGAGGGTAAAGACTTATATGTAGAGAAGATGTAACAAAAATAGATCTATATATGAGTTTAACAAATGAAAATCAGGACGTTAAAGTTCCTTGGTGGTTTAATGAAGAATCGTCTAGAATGCTAAATGGAGGTTACTTACTTAGAGGAGAAAACCTAGATGGAGCACTTGAGAGGATAACTTCTGCAGCTGCCAAGAGACTAAAACGCCCTGACCTTAAGGAAAAGTTTAAAGAAATTGTCTGGAATGGTTGGATGAGTTTAAGTTCACCTATTTGGGCTAATATGGGTACACAGAGAGGTTTGCCCATTTCTTGTTTCGGAGTTAACGTTCCAGACTCACTAAACCTAATCTCTGATAAGCTGAAAGAGGTTACAATGCAGACTAAGATTGGTGGTGGAACTTCTGGTTATTTTGGGAACATACGAGAAAGAGGAGCTAAAATCAAGGATAATGGTGAATCTTCTGGTCCAGTTCCTTTTATGCAGATTTTTGATACGACTATGGGTGTTGTGTCACAGGGATCGTGTTATGAGAAAGGGACTGAGGTTTTAACAGATAAAGGTTTTAAGGATTTCCGTAATGTAGACCCTAAAGCTGATAAAATAGCTCAACTAGATGAATACAACAACATCGATTTTACTGACCAATATGAATTAACATCTAAGAAATACACCGGAGATTTAGTTAAGATTAGGGGAAGAGAGAGAGATGACCTAGTTTCTATTGCGGTTACTACTAATCATAGAATGGTGATAGAGAGGATGAAGGGAAGAAAATCCTCTGGAACTAAACGTTGGGCTGGATATACTGAAATAGTAACAGCAGAGGACCTAAGATTACATAGAGATAATAGATTGTATATCGCAGGTAAAACTTCCGTGACGTCTAATAAATTTTCAGATGAAGATAGGCTTAAGATAGCGTTTCAAGCGGATGGTAGGAAAGACTCTGGAGATACCATAAGATTTAGATTTGTTAAGGAGAGAAAAATATCTCGACTTATAGAAATTTTAGATAGATTAGGATTAACTTATGAAACTAAAGTAGAATCTAAATCAAATGTAACTAATATCTATGTCAAATCTGCCGGAAAGTATAAATTACCTGACCTTTCCTGGGTGAACTTAAGTGAAGTATCTGCAGAATGGTGTGAAGATTTTATCGAGGAGTTAGTACTTTGGGATGGATCTCATGACGGAAAACTTAGATACACCTACTGTTCAATAAATAGGATTAATGTAGATATGGTTCAGGCTATAGCATCATTATGTGGCAAGAGAACTAGAATTACAGTTGAATCCGAAAGAGAAGGTAATAGGCAAGATTTATACTCAATATCTATAACGGACAATGGTAAGATTCAAGGGGATTCCTGTGAGATTTACCGAGAGGCTTATGATGATATGGTTTATTGCTGTATTGTACCAAAAGGAAGAATTTTAGTTAGACATGAAGATAGAACCTTAGTTTGTGGAAATACGAGAAGAGGAGCTTTCGCAGCATACCTTGATATTGACCATCCGGATTTTGAAGAGTTCTTGCAGATTAGAGATATCGGGAATCCTATACAAAACTTATTTACTGGAGCATGTATACCTGATTACTGGATGCAAGAGATGGTGGATGGTGATATGGAGAAAAGAAGGATATGGGCTAAGGTTCTAGAGAGTAGACAACAAAAAGGATTACCGTATTTATTCTTCACTGATAATGTAAACAAAAACAAGCCTCAGGTGTATAAGGATAAGAAGATGCAGATAACTCACTCTAATTTATGCTTTACGGGAGATACTAAGGTCTTTACTAATATAGCTGGTGAGAATACAGAGGTTTCATTTGAGTCTTTATATTCTAGATTTGGAAAAGGTGAAGGCTTGGAAGATCTCAAAGTATGGTGTAAAGATAGTGGTGAGATTAAACAAGTTGGAGTAAAAGAAGTTATGTTAGTTGGGTATACATCTGAACTTACTAGACTTACTTTCGATAGTGGATATACTGTAGATTGTACTCCTGATCATAGATTCTTATTGGATAGTGGGGATTACAAAGAAGCACAATACTTAACTACAGAAGATAAACTGGCATCAAGTGGAGCTTATGGTTTAAATGAAGTAGAGGCCGTATCAATAAAAGGGAATCAACTTATACAATTACAAGAGAAGGTTCCGGTTTATTGTTTAGAAGTTTTGAACGATTCTCACAATTTCCTCTTAAGTATTGACAATCAGGGAGTTATAGTGTCGAACTGCTCCGAAATAGCCATAACTGACTCAGAATCAGAGAGTTTCGTGTGTTGCTTATCTTCACTTAACTTAGAGCTTTACGATGAGTGGAAGAATACAGATACAGTAAAACTAGCTATTTATTTCCTAGATGCTGTTATGTCTGAATTTATAGAGAACTCTGCTGGGATTCCTGGTTTAGAGGCTGTTAATAAATTCGCTAGAAGACACAGAGCATTGGGACTGGGTGAGGCGAGCGTAAAATGCCCAGTATAAACCTCCTTAATTGCTGGAACCCTTGTGTGTGGTGACCTTGTGGAATCAGCAGCGAAGCCTTGTAATAGAGGAACGTTCAGAGACTATCGAAACCAGAGAGAAGGGAGTAGAGTAGGATAATATGTCGGTAAAGTTATTCGAAACAGGGGGCACTTGAAATATAGTGAAGATATAGTCCGATCTGGGTGGAAACATTCAGTAGCTTGGGTGAGCAGCAGTAATGTGACGAGTTATTGCGAACTATTGGTTTTAGGCTACCACTCTTACCTGCAGAAAAACAACATACCTTTCGAATCAATGGAAGCTAAGACGTTTAATGCCAAAGTTTTCAAAGAGATCGAGAGTAAAGCGAGAAAAGCAAGTAAAGAGTTAGCAAAAGTATACGGTGAGCCAGAGTTGTTAAAAGGTTATGGACTTAGGAATACAACTTTGATGGCGATAGCACCTACAACTTCATCTTCTGCAATTCTTGGCCAAACTTCACCTGGAGTAGAACCTTTTGCATCTAATTACTACAAAGCAGGTTTAGCTAAGGGTAATTTTATGAGAAAGAACAAATACTTAGAGGCGAAACTAGAAGAATTAGGAAAGAATACAGAAGAGGTTTGGAGAGATATAATGCTCAATAGGGGGTCGGTTCAACACTTAGATTTCCTAGATGATCATACAAAGGCTGTGTTTAGAACTTTCAAGGAAATTAGCCAGAGAGAGATCATAACACAAGCCGTACAGAGACAGAGGTATATAGATCAAGCACAGAGTATAAACCTTAACATTCCACCAGATATACCACTGAAGGATGTTAACGCTTTATATATCTACGCTTGGCAATCAGGTCTTAAAACATTGTACTACCAGAGATCAGAGTCAGTAGCTAAAAATATGGCGATGAACTTTAATAATTGTATAAGTTGTGAGGCTTAGATAATTAACATGAAGAGGGATTAGAAGGGAAACTTTCTGGTCTCTCTTTCTTTTATTCAGAAAAACCAAATTTGGAGGCTCGCTGATTTACAGTTAGTTAGGAGAGCCCAGATTTGGACTTTCATTGATTTTCAGAGAGTTACAAGTTAATTTAGAAAGCTCACATTTGAGTTCTCGCTGATTATTAGATAGTTAAGTAGGGTCGAAATCTTGGCTGTATTAGTGACTTTAGAAAACGGAAATGTTCGCTCTCATTGTGAATCAGATAGTTATAGTATTTAGAACAACCCGCGGAGATTTTCGTTCGTTGTGCAGTAAAACTAAAATAAAAATGGAAATAATAGAAAAGTTAATAAAAGAATCCAAATCAAAAATGAACATAAGAAACTGGAGTGAGTGGGCAGATGTACTTGAGAGAAAGAGTCTTACTGCTAAACTTACAGGAGAATTAGAGTCATTTAAAGCTGATAGTAGAAGGATTTTTGAAGTGACAACACAGGGACGCACCGAGAATAATATCAAAGACATGGAGGAGCTAAATGCCTATCTTAGATTCAAGGGAATTCGGGATAAAATTAAGAAAATGAAATGAGTTACGTAGAGAAAACCTTAAAAGCGCTCAGATCTTACAGGAAAATTAGCGAGTGGAACCATTTTGCTAAGAAGTTTGATGAAGTGTATGAGGGAGCTAAGGAGTTGGGTAATGGTGAAGTTGAGCAAGTTAGAGAGCTTTCTGAGAGGTATTTTAGTAGAGTGAAGGGTGAAGTTAATAAAGATGATTTAAATGAAGAAGAACTAAAGGCCTTTACTAAACTTGAGGAGGTAATGAACAAAATAAAATATGATAAATAATGGAAGCAAAAGAAATGAAAATACAGGTGCCAGAAGGTTATGAAATTGATAGAGAAAAGTCAACCTTCGAGAGCATAGTTTTTAAGAAAGTTGAAGTAAAGGATCTACCTAAGAGCTGGGAGGGTTTACTGGGAGTTAGTGGTTGTTATGTAGATAGTAACAGTAAAGTAGATGTTTTCAAGGGTTGTTTTGCTAAAGAGGAGACTAAAAATGTTTTCCCTACAAGAGCGGAAGCAGAAGCATGTTTAGCATTATCTCAACTGTGCCAACTAAGAGACCGATATAACGACGGATGGAAGCCTGATTGGAAGAATGAAAAAGAATTAAAATATGCTATAGAAATCTTCTGGGACAATATAGTTAAAAGAGAATATGAGTGTAGATATAAAGTATTAGCTTTCAAAACAGAAGAACTTAGAGATGAATTCTTGAAAAACTTTAGAGAGTTAATTTGGATAGCAAAACCATTATTATGACTTTTAGTATTTTAGAGGTAGTTTTCCTATTAATTGTGTCAAACCTTGGGAGCTACGCACTTGGGAGATATAGAGCAAAACAAAAACCCACTAGATGTAGCCATGTTTTTGAGACTTTGGAAGACATACCCGGTGAACGTAAGGTATTTATGTGTAGACACTGTGGAGATATAATAGAGGTAAATATAAACAAAGAGGAATAAAAATGAAAATAGAGGATTACGAAGAGCAGATTAATTCCAGTGTTAATGTAGTATTTTGGAATAGATTAGCAGATACGATAACAGAAACCCTAGATGGAGCGAGAGAGTCTGAGGAGTTTGAAACAATAAAGGAAAGAGGTAGTAAGTTTATTGAGGTTCTTTTGGCTGATTACAAGGAAGAGGATATTAAGAATGAGAAGGAGAGGGAGGCTTTTATTAGACTCAGAGATATAACCAAAAAGTATTAAGATGATAGATAGAATAGATTACCTACTAAGCGATAGAGACTTTGCAACTGACTTCGCTGACTTACTTAGAAAATATTTAGGGAGAAGAAGAACTGATGTAATTTGTGGTTTTCCAGGGCTAGGCAAGAGTAGTGCAGCGGGGAAGCATATAGCAGACCTTGATAGTGCGGATTTCATGGGACCGAATAGATGGGAAGATTATGAGAGAGCTATAAAAGAGCAGATTGGAAAAGCTAATTACATACTGGTTAGTTGCCACCCTGAGACTAGAGCTACTCTTAAAAACCTTGGAATACATTATTATATTGCTTACCCAGATAGAAGTTTGAAAGAAGAGTACTTGGAGAGATACCGAAAGAGAGGAGATTCAATAGAATTTACTAATCTTCTAAGTAACAATTTCGACTACTTCATAGATTCAATAGAGAGCGATGATTATGAGGATTGTACGAAAATAAGAATAGTGAAGCCAGGTAGGTATGTGAAAGATGTAATTGATGTTATATCTAAGCTTAAGTCCGAAAATTCAAATTATGACCCTAGTTGGTTTATGATCAGTTAAGAAGAAGTATGAAAAAGAAAACAATTATAGCTATAGCCGGTAAGAAAGGGTCAGGCAAAGACACAGTTGGGGAGATGTTTCCTGAGTTTAAGAAGAGAGCCTTTGCAGACAGTATCAAGAGTTTTATTAGTGATGCCTTTGATATAGCCCCGTGGAGACTTGAAGATAGAGCTGAGAAAGAGAAACCTATGGAGAAATGGTGGGGAAAGAGTCCTAGAGATTTAATGAAAGATGTTGGAGATAGTTTAAGGTCTGGAGTAAGTAAGGATATCTGGGTGAACATTCTATTTGACAGGATACGAGACTTAGATAATATAATAATAACAGACCTAAGATTTAAGAATGAATTTAAGAGGTGTAAGGAAGAGGGAGTTTTTATTATCAAAGTTGTACGACCAGAAATAGACAGTTCCGACACACACATTTCCGAAGTTGATTTAGATGACATACCTGATAGTGAATTCGATGCTATTATAATTAACGACGGGAGCTTAGAGGAATTAAGACAAAAAGTAGAACAATTATGGAAAACAAGAACCTAAAAACAGTGGAAACCTTTGACGGAGAAACTATGACCTTAGCTGAACTTATTAACAAAATAGGAGTAAAGCCTGGGGAAATCATAGTTAGCTTCCAAGGTGGAACAACGGTTAGTTATGTGGAGAAGAACCCTGAAGATGATGTTACAGTTAGTAGTCTCATAAAACACATCATCAGTAAATCATTAAAGGTAGTTGAGAAAAAGTTAGATGAGAAGTTATGAAAAAAGAGCTTAAAATCCACCATATAGGCTGCACTCATATGACTCACGATCAGCTTAATATTCCTAAAGACACAGACCTGCTTATTCATAGTGGAGATTGGGCTAATTATAGGGATGAAGTTAAGAATGAGTTAGAGTGTAAGCAGTTTATAGAGTGGGTAGGTAAAGAACTCAGTCACATACCTTATAAGATCTTTGTACCAGGAAACCATAACACCTTTGAGTATAACAATTTAAAGTACGCTAGAGAGTTATGGAAAGAAGTGGGGGTAGAGCTTTTAATAGATGAACATACAGTAGTGGAGGGTTATAAAATATTTGGCTCTCCTTACACTCCTTCTTTTGGTAACTGGGCTTTTATGGCAGACAGAGGTAAGTTGTATAAGAGGTGGTGTAATGCTATAGATGATGATATTGATATTCTAATTACACACGGACCACCTAAGGGAATACTGGATTTAAACGGGGATATGGATCAGGTAGGAGACTCAGCTTTACTTACTAGAATTCAAACCTTACATAACCTCAAACTACATACCTTCTCACACATACACTCTAATTCAAACCAAAGAAATACCGGAGTGTTGTATAGAGATGGGGTTTACTATTCAAATGGTTCTGTAGTTATGGATGGTGAGTTGTATAAGGCTAAGTTTAATGGAAATACAATAACAATTAAAGACAAAGAGGTGTGGTTGAAGTGATTGATTTAGGTAGAGATGGTCATGGGGTTGTAGATGTAAATGGGCATAAGTACGTGTTCTTCTATGACCCTGAGACTGAGACTGTAATTCACCAGATAGATTATAACTTGGTTGAGCAGTACGAGATAGAAATGTTGATTAAGGTGGAATACTATGAAAGGTTTGGTTAGTTTATTTGGATTTGAAGAGAAGGTAGGTGATACAAAGCTATATTATAAGGGGCCTACTTTAGATACTTTAGATTTCCTTCATTTAGTCATGTTCTGTGTAGCTATTATTGGGCTCAGTTTAGGGTTTGGGAGTAAGACTATAATGTGGTTTGCTCTATTACTTATTCTCATTGTTTGGACGGTAGTTGATTGGTATTTTGCAAGAAGAGCCTTAAGAGTAATGAGGGAGGTAGTAATAGAGGCAAAAGAAGTAAACCTATCAGAAGTTAAAATATATACAGATGGGGAGATAATAGGTTGGGAATATAAAGAGTTCTCAGGAGTAATAAAGAAAGTAAAATAAAGAAGATATGAAAACAGAAAATAAAAACAAGAAAGTGGTGCTAAAGACAAAAACGTTTTCAGCAACTACGAAGAAAAAAGCTATCGCAAAACAGGTGTATGAAGAAGTAATGGCTAAATATCCTAACTTAATGGAAATGCTTAAAAATAGTTAGATATGGAGATTGAAATAGATAAGGAGCAGTTAATCGAGTTTAATAAGACACTAATAGGAGCCGCACATAGAGTAATAAAGCCGCACCAATTAGATAGTGTATTCTCTAGTTACTTCTATTATGAGGATATACCAAGTCAAATCGCCTCCATAGTAAACTCAATAATTAAGAATCATCCTTTTGGAGACGGAAATAAAAGAACCGCTATGATGACTCTGTATTACTTGACTCAGACCTATGACGTAATTATTGAGTTAGAGGGAGAGAAGGAGATATTTGAAGCTATCCAGTATGTTGTCAATAATAAACTAGAAATAGAAGAAGTAGTGGAGGTATTGCAATTAAAAGAGAAAGGAAATGACAAGAATAGAAGCTAGGGAATTAGAACAAAAAGCTGAATTTAATAACCCAATAAAAGAAGTAATGTGGAGAGAACTAACTAGAGTAGATCCAAAGAAGAAAGAGGTTATACTTAAGGTTTTATCTCATTTTGGTGGGGATAGAAAAGCTGCAGATATACTTATAGTTCATTACGGTTATTCAAAGTATCCTAGTGTTTTCCTCGATCAGCCCATAGAGTTCTTCGAGGATATAGACAAAGAGTTACTTAAGAGAAATCCGCATAGACGCAACATGCTAAATCCAGAGTTCGTTAAATTTGAGAAGCATAGAGTAGATTTCTTTGTAGATAAGCTTAGAAGAGAGATGGAGTGGGGAGCTGATTATATTTTTAGTGACGAGGTTGTATTTGAAGGTTTTACGAGAGTTTTTGATTCTAAGTATTTTAAATGTGAGTACAAGATTAACTACGATGATAAGCTTGGATATAGTGTGATAGAATTAAGGAAGCATTACGAGGATTTGGAGATGGAACTTGAAGAAATGCGTAGGAATAAAGAATATACACGGTTTCACGAAGAGTATATGAGAGAGGTTGGAATTTGGATGAGTGCAGCTACTAGATTAGGATGCGATTATGTTAGACGAAGAAAAATTTAAAAGTTATGAGTAAGCAAATAGAATCAATATCGATAGACGGGTTGCAAATAAGAAAAGCCCTCTATAAGTTAGCTAAGTATTCAAAGGAGTTATTGGAACCTCTAGGATCAACCTCAACCTTAATTCCATATATCCACAGTTTAATTGAATTGTCCATGTTTGCAGAGGATGAGGTAATCAAGAATCTAAAGTTTATACAGGAAGAAGAGGGAGAACCTTCAAGTATAGTAAGGAAGTGGAAGTGTTTTGATATTGAAGGGGAGGTTGATCTAAAGTGGGCATTTGTACCGGAGAGTCACATCAAGATTTTAGCTAGTTTAGAGTTACTTAAAGTTCAGAACGACTATATAAACGACCTAAACAAGAGGCATAGCGAACTTAAAAGACAGTATAACAAAAAGAAAGTAAAAGATGGAAACTGAAACAAATTTTATGGAAGAGTTAAAAGAATATTTCGATAAGACCCCTAAAGAACAGATAGAAAAAGACTGGGAAGCGACTGAGGTGTGGGATGAGGTGAAAGAAGAGGAGAAAACTATAGTAGTAAATCTCATAGGTTCACCAGGTACGGGGAAGAGTACGATCGCTTCTGAACTATTTGCTAAGATGAAATGGGAAGGATTTGACGTAGAATTAGTGTCTGAATATGCTAAAGAACTAGTTTGGGAGCAGCGCCATGAAACCTTTAAGAATGAACTTTATCTTTTCGCCAAACAACACCATAGACTCTTCCGGTTAAAAGGGAAAGTTAAGTTCATAATAACAGACAGACCTTTAATCCTTTCTCTATTCTATAATGGTAAATATGGAGACGGTAGTGAGAACTTTAGAAATTTAGTATTAGAGGAGGTGAATAAGTTTGACAATATTAACATCTTCTTACACAGGACTAAACCGTACATAGCTAAAGGAAGAAACCAAACAGAGGAAGAGTCAATAGAGTTTGCAAAAGAGATGCTAGAGCTTGTTAGAAATTATGGTGGGGAGTTTATAGAGTTGGACGCAGAACAAGATGTAACTTCAAGCAAAATAATCGAAATATGTAGAAACTATGACAGAGCTGATACCTAAAGTGGTAAAACGGATAATTGAACTTCAGAGAGCAGGAAAATCGTTTAGTAAGAAGTTTAATATATTTGGTGATGATTTAACTCTATATAAAAAGGAGTACATCATCTCAAAAGGCTTATTCACATTCAATGGTAATTCAGGATATCTAAGGTGGACTCTGGATAATACTAAGTCTGGAGTGTTTTATCTTAAGTGGCTGGATATGACTGTAGAGGAGATTATGCTAAAAGAGTTGTACGGAAGAAAGCACACCAAAGAAACGGAGATGGAGATTATTCAGGAGGAGATTGAAATGATTGATAAAGAGTTGGCTAAATACGAGAAGAAATGAGTGTGATATTAGCTTATGTGTTTGTGGGTATTTGCTCAGTTATACTCATTATTTTCACCATTAAGTACATGTTTAAGGATTCTTTCTGTGATCACGAGTATTATAAGATTGAGGAGGGAAAAGATTACATGATAGCGAGGTGTTTTAAGTGTAGTGATAAAATAAAAATAACCTGGAGATATGGTAAACGTTGAGTGCCAATTCGAGTATGATGATGAAGTGTTTGATGTAAGATATGGTTGGGGAAGGATAGATCATTTCGAGAGGGTTGTGGATGAGGAGACGGGAAAAGTTTATTACAATGCCAAAGTAAAATTTAAATCAACCAAAAACTACATCTACTACGACGATAGCTCTGTTAGAACCCTCCTGTCACACCGAGCTTATGAGAGTTTTGATGAAGTTGTAAGTATTGATTGGGATAAGAGAATTGGTAGATGGGGAAAGATTTATCATAGAGGCGTAATTATAATAGCTAGACTAAAAGCGCATCTTGAGAGTAAGTTTTTATTTGAGATGGAGAATGATAAGGGAGCGTTAGAATTGATGGAAACAAGTAAGTTCGAGCTATTAAATAAAGATCAAGTTTGGAAGTTAAGTCTGAAATGGAAAGAAGAAGAGTAAAGTTATGACAAGAGAAGAAAGATTTGGAAAGGTGCTCACTCATAGGGTAATTATAACACCAAAAATATCAAAGAACTTAGCGCACTGGATGGAGGGTTACATAGAAGGGAGATTTTGTGATGGCCTAGTTGATGGTGATTATGCAGAGGTTTGGATATATGAGTTTGAAGTTGAGGATATAATTGAAGCTTGGGAGAATGAAGAAGTCCCACCAGAAATAGTTAAAGAATTATCCGAGTTTGTTCAATATTTGCAGGACGAGAAAGTAGATTATATATCGTTTCCAGAAGGTTTGTAAGATGAAAGAAGATTTTGAGGATTTTTTAAAAGGGTGGTTAAATATTTGTACGATGATTTCTATAATTACTACAGTTTTGCTACTCTTTAGGTTTATTTTTGTACCTAGCTGGGATCATTTTGGAGATTTTGCGGCTTTCTTATTCATCTCAGGTTTTGCACTTTGGTATACGTATAAAGATTTAAATTTAGATTAGAGAGATTATGAAAAAAGTATTAGTAACATTGGATATTGCACTTAAGTTAAACGAGTTAGGATTTGACTTACCTTGTTTCGCTAATTATTGGAGAGGTCGTAGTGTAGTAGATTTTAAAGATGAAGTAAAAGGAGATTCAGTTAGTGTAGATAATATAGCAGTTTTACGTAATGGAGAGGCTTTTGATGGAGAAGAGGTTGCAATAGCTATACCTACGTGGGAGTTAGTCTTCGAATGGTTTAGAGGTAAGGGATATGAAGTTTGTATCGATTATGTAGTTGGGAATACTTGTACAATCTATAAAGTGAATGTTAATGCGAGTGGAGAGGAGTTAGAGTTTGATACAGAAAGGTTTTACACTTATGAGGAGGCGAGAGAGTTTGTAGTAAAAGAAATAATTAAAGAGTATGAATATAATAATTAAAGGAGCGCTATACATAAACGAGGAATCAAATATAGTTGTTAAATCCTTAAGTAAAACTGGAGAGCACGACCAAATAGAAGCTGAAGTATATGTGAATGAGGAGTTGGCTGAAAATGGAGAGTATAAGGTAGATTGGGATAAGTTTGTAGAGGTTTATGGAGATAGGTATTACTTTAGCCAGGTCTACAACATTGACACAGAGAATCTAGAGTTAGTTAGTGATATTAGTAGTTTGGAGTTATGAAAAAGACGTTAATATTTGGGCTCATCTTCAATCTAGTTCTATTCTTTGGAGTTAGTGTTTTAGGAGCTTCATTTAACCCATTTGAGTGGGAAGAGTCGATTAGGAAGTTCTATGTAGGGGTTTATTCTATTTTCAACCTTATAATCCTCATCGCTCTTAGTTATGTTTTGATATCGAATAATGGAGAAATAGAAATAAGATGGTAAAGTTAGAAGAAGAGAGACTATGAGAGGGATTATTAATACGATAGCCATGGTTGTTGTTTTGATTTCATTTCACTTATGTTTGTTTAGTGGAGTGGGAATGCTGGTTAATGGAATTTTCAAAAGAGGGTATACAATTGCTGAGGGAGATGTTATGTTCTTTTTTAAGTCTTTAGGAGCTCTAGTAGTGTCATACATAGTCTCAGCAATAATAGAAGAAATAGAAAGGAGTGAGAAAAGAGGATAAGTTATGATAGAAATAGTTGATCGTTTGGCTACTCGTGAAATTACCAATGAGAAAGACATATTAGAAGCCTTAAGTGAATACCCAGAATTAGAGTACTGTGATTTTCTAGACTACCCTGGAGACGTTGATGATATTTTAATTTGTGTGAAGGTAGAAATAAGAAATGATTGGGAGAGGGTTCAGAATTTGAAGGTTATATATGGTAAGTGGAGTAAGATTCTCATGGCCGTACTTTATTTTAAGGAGAACTCTGAGTGTGAAATTCAATTCCTTAAGAAAAACTTCGACTTGGACAATGAACAGGAAGTCTACACTAAATTAGAGGAAGAAAAAGATGAACCTAAGATACTTGACTTCGATAATATTAAGTGGGGAGTTCTTACTGGAGTGTTATTAAGTATTATTGTAGGTTTTCTCATTTTGAAGCCCTTAGATACCTCTAGAGATACTTGGATAGTACTTTGTGTAATTCTTTTCTGTGGATTTTGTTTTATCTTAGGAACAGTTAGTGAAGAGCTTGGAGAATACAGCGAACTAAAGAAACCTCACACTACACTATATAGATCAATTGGAAACTTTGTAAGCCTCATAGTAGTTCTATTTGGTTTGATGTATGGTATGTGGGGATTTGTTGCAGGGAAGGTTAGGATTATAGATGGAGGAAAGAGGGAAGTAGTGTATAAAAAAGATGTATTTGATTATGATAGTAGAGAAGTGGTTAAGTAATTATGCGGCAACTAAGGATCAACGAGATATACAGTTTTTGTTAGAGAGAAAGTTGATTGATAGTATAGATGCAGAGGGAATATTAAGAAAGAATAAAGTACTAGAGGTGTTTGAAGGATTTAAAGTATTCTCTAAGGATGATATAAAGCAGTTTCAGGGGGATAGTGATACGCAGGTGGACTTAGAGGAGATAGGTAGTAAACTTGAAGATGATAATGTAACTGTGGAAGAGGTGTGGCTTATGAAGAAGTTTGAAAGTAAGCTCGCAAAGTATAGTCTAGAGGGAAGTTATTATAGGCTTGGTTCAGCTTTATTTTACGGGACTGGAAGGAAGGATTATTTTGTATGGTTAAACGAGGATGAAGGAGATATACGAGTTAAACAGAGATTCTTACCATTGGAACTTAGATTAGCATTGGAGCATTCGGTATTAGCTTTAATTTGCTTGTATATTCTCCCAGTTGAGTTCTATAAATTTACAGCTGTTATCCATGTTCCACTAGTGCTATATAACTCGGTGAAGAAAGTGTATTATAAATCTAGCCTCTACTTCTTTTTGTATACGGTTAGTGCTATGATTATCAGTTCTTTAGTTGGCTTGACCTGTAAACTCTATGGTTAAAGCCTTATATATGAGAACAAGAGGAAATGTTTTGGTTAAATTTTTGAGATATGAACAACTTAATAAAACTGCAGCAAAAAGCACAAGAAAAATTAGAGGAGTACGGAATAAACAACATTAGACTACCTGATAGAGAATTTGGGTATGATCTAAGAAATATAAACCCGATACTACTAAGAATTAAACACCATGACCCAGAGAAGACTATTGTGGAGATTCAAGGAGTAGGTAAGTTTGAGTATGAATCGTTCCTGTTTTCTCCAGAGCTTGACCACGATAAGTATGTAGAAGTGTCATTGGAGAGATTAAGATTGAAGTTCGAATGTCAGGTTAGTCTATATGAGGAAGAGATAGGGAGGATTGAGGATACGTTAGAAAAATTAATAAGTTAGATATATGATAAGATTTTTAAGCGTAGTTGGATTGGCTACAGCAGGAGTTATTGCGTACTTGTATAAGAAAGGGTGCGAAGTTAGTAAGAAGAGTGAAGGTTACAACGGAGCTGAGGTGGATTTGAGTAAAGAGCGAAAGAAAGGAGATAATTTATGGAGAGGAGGTTATTTGGAGAGATAAAGAACCCTGTGGCGGCTATTAAGTTATTTCAAAAAGAGACATGTACAGAGCTCCTCGATAAAAACACAAAAGTAGTAACAGATATCAAAGAAAGGTTAAAGTTATGACAGAGGAACAAATAAAAGAGAAAATCTGTAAACTAACTGGAGATGAGATTATTGACCTACATAAGAGAACCAAAGAGCGTTTAGAGAGTTATGGGTTCAAGTGGCCGATATTCTTAGGTAATTATGTGGGGGATTCTACCGGTTTAGTTTTAGATGATCCCCAGAGAGTTGACGAGAGTATGGCGATAGTGGTTAAAACTAATGCAGAGGACTTATTATCAATCTCTGTAGTTAGACCTAGAGTGTTTGTAGAGCATGAAGACTTTGAAGAGGTAATAATAGCTATAATCAAGAAACATGCAGAAGAGTTGGAGAAATTAGCCGAGAAATATGGGAAAAAGACTCAGAGGTACCTTGATGAACTTGAAGATGCAGAAGATATTGTGGCAGTTTTAGAGCATCAAAGAAGTGGAGAGAAAGGCATACCAGCAGAGGAAGCATTTGAAAGAATTAGAAAAGAAAGAGAAAATTAAAGTTATGATGACAGAAGAAAAATTGAAAGAGATAGAGGGTAAAATCAAATCCTTAACTGCAGCAGAGGTTCAAGATATTCAAAAACGGATAAGAACTGAGCTATATAATTACGGTATTAAAAAATGGCCACACTTTCTAGGAGCTTATATTGCGAATCTGGAGAATATACAAATTGAAAACGATAATCTGGATAGTGAGCTTGGATTTATTGTTAAGGACTTTATTACGAAGGAACCTTATTTAATTAACCTTAGAGTTTACTTTGAGCATGATGATTTTGAGGATGTGATAATTGCTATAATAAAGAAAAACGGAGAGTGGCTGGAAATGATGTCTAAGGAATATGCAGAGATGGCCGAAGAGTATAGATTAAGGGCTGAGGGAGCAAAGTATACTATAAAGGTTCTAAATCATAATCGAGGCGTAGGAGACGAGACAACTAAATAAAAGAAAGATTAAAAGATGAACATAAAAAATAGAACAAAAAACATTAAGGCGGAGATTGTAGCTCACAGTAGAAACATTGAAACAGGGGATGAGCTTATTGAGGAAAAACCTGAGGATAAAAATTATTATATTTATAAAACTACCAATATTGTAAATAATAAGTTTTATATTGGTAAAAGTAGTATAAAAAATAATAGTATAGACCATTGGTATTTAGGCTCTGGAGTTCTTCTTAAAAAAGCAATTAACAAATATGGAAGAGATAATTTTAAAAAAGAAATAATAGAATGGTGTGCTTCCTTAGAAGAATCAAATGAGAGAGAAAAATATTGGATTGAAAAATTAGATGCACTAAATCCAAATATTGCTTATAATATAGCTACTGGAGGTGATGGTGGATATTTGGGTGAAGAGGTTAATAAAAGAATTTCAAAAGCATTAAAAGGCAGAAAACATACTGAGGAGTTTAAACAACATATTTCTAAATTAAATAAGGGTAAAAAATTATCAAAAGAGCATATAGAAGCTATGAGAAAAGCAAATTTAGGTATAAAAAGAAGTGATGAATATAAGCAAAAATTAAGAGAACAAATGTTAAAAAAATATGAAAAAGGTTATCAAAATCCTAATAAAATTGAAATTTATAAGTATGATAAAAAAACGGGAAATTATATATCTTCTTATTCCTCTTGTACAGAAGCTTCAATAGATACAGGACTTAGTAGAAAAACTATTCAAAATGTTTGTATTGGAAGAAACGAAAATAAAGATTTTATTTGGTCAAGAGCAAAATTTAAAAATTATTACAATAGATTTTCTACTATAAAAGCTGAAATAATATGTCATTCTAAAAGGAGAAATACAGGAGAAGAAATTATAACATATAAATTAACTTACCCAAGATGTATTCATTCTGAATTGATGACCTATCGTATGATGTCTGTAAATTCTGCAAGTAGTAGGGCAATTCCTGTAGATAAACTCATAGAAGTTATAGAAGATACTCCTTTTTACCCCTGTTATTTTCAAATGCAACATAAAGGAATGCAAGGAAACGTTTATGCTGATTATAGTGTGGAGCAAAAAGCATTTACAGCATGGAATGAATCTTTACATAATAGTATAAAAGTTGCAAAAAAATTATCAAAAAATGTAACTAAACAATTAGTGAACAGAATTCTTGAACCTTACCAATATCATTGTTGTTTAATGACTGGTACAAGAGAATCTTTTGAACATTTATTTAATCAAAGATGTCCTGTATATCCAGGTGGTTATAAGTCTTGGAAAGAACTCTGTGATTTAGACAGTAATTATACTATGGAGACACCTCTTATTGAAAGATTAAAAGTTAATAAAGGTCAAGCAGAAATTCACTTTATGGATCTAGCTGAAAAGATGTACGATGCTTTAAATGAATCTACTCCTGATGAACTATCTATAGGAAGTTATCACATACCTTTCTATAAAGATATTATAAGTAGTGAAGGGGAGTTAGGTATAGATAATCTAATTGCTATGTCAGTTGCCCTCACAGCAAGAGTGTCTTATACTTCTATAGGTGATGATAATAAACTCACATTAGAGAGAGCCACTAACATATATAATCATTGTCTTGAAAATGGTCATTGGAGTGTGTTTGAACATATAGGTCAGTGTATGACAGATGAAGAGTATGAGAATTCCATAAGACAAATATTCGGTCAAAGTCATAATACTAAAGGTTGGAATAAGAAATTTAAAGGTTTCAAACAACTAAGAGCAACATTAGAATTACAACTAGGAATAATAAAATGATACATTGGATTTATATTGCGGGTTTCATAGGACTTTACTTTGCTTCAGTTAGATTCTTGAGGTTGTATTTAGGATTGGATGAGAGAAAGAATTGGGTAATGACGATGATTTCTTGGACTCCAGTGATAAATACCCTACTAATCTTCTTGGCGTTCCTATATATGTCCTACGTGGTTTTAAGAGAGTTCATATTATATTACAGAAACAAAAACAAAGAATAAAAAAAATGGCAGAAGTATTAATAATTGTATCGCATAGTGCCACATCTTCCCTTAAAAGTAAACTCGGATTCTTCTCAGTTGATGGGTTTATTAAGTTTATGGAGGATAAGGACACTACAGGATACAGGTTTTCTTACGATGTGATGGATAGGAGTTCTGGGAAATTGGCAGCACCTAAGGATTTGTCTCACATCTCACTAAAGGATTTTGAAGATTTATTTGTTAAGCGAGGTCACGATTTAGGTCCAAGGCTCATTAACAAGATCTTCAACTCATCAATAGGTAAGAAATACGGAACAAGGAAATAGAATTGTTGTCATAATGTGTGAAGAGTAGTTCATGAGGTAAAACTTGTGGGCTGCTCTTTTATTTTATGGTTTGAATTATGAAGGATATTATTAACAAAGAGAAAACATTAGCTTTTGAACACTTAAAGGAGGTAGGTTGGTACAAAGTTAAAATTTTACCAAACCATATTCACTACGCTAAATTCAAGGGAAATACTGAGGGTGGTATAGTGAAGGATCCGAGTTGCATAGGTTACGATTGTTGGATAACGAGTGGGTTGTATGAATTCTGGGAAAGTTTTAGATGAGACAATTATAATTCCTGGACAATACGGAGCGATTATACAAGAGGACTGCGTAGTTAGGAATAGTTATATAAATGTAGGAAGTTTGTATGTGGCGAATGGAAGTGAGATCGATGGTTTAACAGTTTCTGGAGACGCATCACCTGAAGTTAAACTAAATATACACCAATCTGTCCTCTCAGCTAAAGTAAATCTATGGCTAACCTTGTCTGTAGATAATCTTAAATCAGTAAACATCAAAAACTCTATAATCTCAGGAATAACCTCAATAAACTCAAATAATCTAACTATTGAAGACTCTAATCTATCTGGAGGGCCTTTTGTAATTAGTAGTGATGTTAAGGAAATTAGAGGTGTATATAAGTCTGAAGCATTTGAGTTTAGAATAAAAGAAAAATACTTGAGAGATGAGTGAGAGGAAAACAGTGTACACATTCTATAACAAAAAGACAGGTGAAGCTGAAGGTATAATTACTGCAATAGCTCCTAAGGGGATTAGTGTAACCGTGGGCGATGATTGTTGGATTGGTAGTGAATGTAGGCTGTCTATAGTTGTTCTCAATTCTGTCGTTAGTCTTAGGTTGTCTGGTGTTCATATCTACGGTAAATCAGCTCTAAATATTAAAATTGGGAATGAGTGTAGTGACTTTAGGTTGAATGATATAACTTTGCAGGATGAGTCAGAATTGGATATCGAAGTAGCAGGGTCTTGTAGTAGTATTAGAATTAACGATTATTACTCAAATGCTAGTGAAATGTGGGCAAGGACTCTCAACTGTTGTAGTATTGACCTTGAAGATGTTAGTTTAGTGGAGGATTCTGTTGTAAGATTAAGAGCAATGGATAATATTATGGTGAAGGGTTTAAGGATGACTGAAGCTTCGTGTTTGGAGGTTGGATCTTTAACTAAACCCTATCAATCATTAATGTACCGTCCTGATAACTTAATAATTGAGGGTGTAGACATGGAAGATGAAACTTTGCTGTCTATTGAAGTGAATGTAACAGAGATGAAAGATTGTGAAGAATCTGCTAGTAGTTTAATTTTCAAGGACATAAAGCTGACAGGTGAAGTAGAGATTAAACGTACCTTAGACAGAATAGATAATGCGATAATTGAGATATGAAGACAGTGGATTTTAAGGATTTAGATTTTTCAAAAGAGATGCCCAGTAGAAAGTTTATTGGGGAGACTCTCTTTATAGATCTAACCGAACATAAGACCTTTAGAAATCAATCAGTATGCAGATTAAAGATGACGCCAAAGCACCGGTTGTATGATAAAGATAATAGTAATGTAGGAGGTTGGGTTGGTATTGATGTAGAGCTAGATGAAGATGTTTGGATTGATGAAGATACAGTAGTTATAGGCAATAGCGTTATTTATGGGGCAGTTGAGATTACACATAGCTCTAGAATTAATAACTGTAATGTAATAGGAAATGGGTCGATAAGAGGAGCTAAGATTTCTAAGAGTGAGATTAGGGGTAATTTTAATATTGGACATGGAACTGAAATAAAAGATACAACTCTGGAAGGTATAATTATTCTGGATAAGATGGCGGTAGATATACACATAACCAAGATAACTTTAGATAATTGTAAGGTTAATGGGAGGCTTATTGTTGAAGGGAAACCAAACTTTTATATTAAGAATTGTACAGTTAGTGGAGGTCTAGTATTATTTAGGAATAGCCATATACAGAAAATCTCATCATTCTCTGGAGTTAATTGTGAGTTTCTTGGAGATGTTGTAATTGACCTTCCAGATCGTGATGTTAGACTGTCATTATCGGAGTGTTTCGTAAATAATTCAGTTCTAGGTCATCAGTCTGGGAGTTGGTATAGTGATAATAAAATACTAGCTAAATGTGAAATAAATAATGTTGAGTTTTATGAATTTTAAGACGATCAAGAAGGGAAAAGGTTGGTGTTTATTGAGTGAGGATAGTAAGGTGGTGATGGGGAAAACTTTATATAGACTAGTTAAGGTAGAGACTGGAGAGAAAGGAGGTTATTTAGGGCTTGATGTAGAGATGGATGAAACTTCCTGGGTGGACTCTACTTCTTATGTTATGGGGAGAGTGGTTCTAAAAAACTATACTCAAATAACTGACTACTCTGCGATTCAAGGTTTAGATAAGGTTTATACATTCATCAACTACTCAGAACTAAACTACTCCACCTTAGAAATAGTTGAAAATGCGTTCACTCCAAATTCACATATTAAGATCATAGGGTGTAGATTCGATTATGCTAAACTAATTTACAAACCTACATTTCCAAGAGAGGGATTGATTATGGAGAATTGTAAGTTTATTAGGTATGAGAAGTATAGTGGGGCAAGTCCTTTGTATTTAACTAGTGGAGTGTATAAGAGCTTAACTGGAGATAATTTTTGTAAGGTAGAGTTTCATTTAGGGAAAGTTTCAGGAGGTTTAGTGGATAGGGTTATTATGGAGGATATTCACTTAGGGCCTTCTAGCAGTATAACCATGGGAAACACAAAGCTAGTATATATGAGTAATGTAGTAATTAGCGGTGGAGTATCTATGGAAAACTTTGATGATACGAATTACCTGTCAATAGTAAACGAGAAAATTACAAAAGAATGGAAACGATTAGAGTTATAGAGAACGACACAAAAATCAAACATAACACAACTTACTACAGAATTGAAAGACTCCCTACTCACCCACTGTATGTAAAATCTGGAGTGAACTTAGGTGGATACATTTGTAAGGAGTCTAAAGTTGAAGATGGAGGTTGGGTTTCAGAGGGAGTATTTCTAACAAGATCTACAATTAAAGAAGCAGCTGTACTTGTTAATTCTTCTATACTGGATCGTGAAGTTGAGGTGTTTGATTCAGAGATTAGCGGCAGCACTTCACTATATTGGGCAACTGATACTCCGGGAGCTATAATAAAGAATAGTGAGATTAGTGGCTTAGAGGGAAGTAACAATAACATTAAGCTCATTGAAAACTCTAGAATTATAGGAGCTTGGAAGTGTAGAAATGAGTATGAAATAGAGATAGTAGATTCTGTAATTATAGGTAGTGGAACTGTAGGTGGAAAACTTAATGGCGTATGGAAGAGTTAGTGAAACCAATAAAACTGCGAAGATGGGAGGTTAAGGAAACACAGGGGAAAATACTTGGATATAGAATAGAAGCCACAGAATACCACAAAACAATTAAACCGGGAACAGTAGGAGGATTTGCTATAAGTGAGGATAATGTGGATGAAACTTCTTGGATATTTGATGATTCTTTAGTGTCTTGTAAGGATGTTAGATTAATAAACAATACAATAATACAAGATAAAACAGTAATAGGTGAGGGTGTGAATTTTATGGATGGTGTTTTGGTAATTTCTAACTCTAACTTAACGGATTCCTATGTAGACAGTAATAATAGAGAGGGAATCACTGACATTAACTTCATAAAAGACACGAGGATAACTAAGGAGCATGTTTATCTTTATGGTAGGTGTTCTCTAGTTAATTGTGTTATAGAGAGAGATTTAACTCCAAACGATGATGCGGATATGGTTATACTTTACAATTCTCATTTAGTAGATAGTGTGATTATTAGTCCAGATTATCAAGTTGACCTAAGTGAATGTTTAGCTGACAGACTTAGAATAGTAGGAGGCTCGATTAATGTTACAACAAGAGAATCTAACTGCGTAGTGAATCTAAGGGATGTATCAGTAATCGGCAAAAATAGCTTTATTCTAGGACATGAGCTTAAGGATATCAGTTTACTAAAGAATGTTGAGGTTAAGAATGGTTGTAAGATAGAAGTGAATCAAGGATCTATACATATCGAGAATAAACTGTTTGAAGGAGAGCGAGAATCGATAGAACATGAATACGAAGAAAGTGGCAACCTAATTATAATGAACTAAAGTATGGTAGAAATATTAAAAGAAGACACTATAACCTTTAACAGAAAAACCTTGTACAGACTTAAGATGAAAGAAGACCACCCTAAATATGCTAAGTATAAAGATAGGGTACTGGGTGGTTATGTAAGTGAAGATGCTGTAATAGAGAGAGGAGCTTGGGTTGAAGAAGATAGTTATGTGATAGGTAAAAGTGTAATTAGCGGTAATGTTGTAATATCTAGACACTGCCGAATAAAGGATAGCAAGATAGAAGGCGTTGGAACTATAAGTCAATTCAACATAGCAAACTCAGAGATACTTGGTCATTTTAGAATAGAGGGTAATGGGGTAATGAAGGATTCTAGGTTTGATGGAGTTATCTTTATGAATCTGTTAAGTCTAGGTCCACAATCAAACAGAACCTTTACTAAGTGTAGCGTGACTGGAGTATTTAAGATGGAGATATACAATGTAGTTAAGTTTGAGAATTGCGTATTTAATGGTAATTTCACAGCTTCTATCGGTACTAATTATTTTGGAAGCAAGTATCTATTAATGAAAGGGTGTACTACTAATAATAATGTAATAATCCGAAATGGTAGAACTAATAATAGAATATACAACTTAAAGGACTGTTACTTAGATAATGTGGAACTAGATTTAGCATTAGTAGAACCAGAAGAAGTAATAAATGGTTTAGTAGAATATAATAGAATGACATGGCAAAAAGAGAAATTAAGCTTAATAGAAAGGATTTTATAACCTGCAAAGTGACGGGAGAGGAGTTATATAGGGTAGTTGGAAAAAGTAAAGATGGATTAGAAGTTATAGGAGGTTATGCAGGAGAGAATGTAGTTATAGGTTCTGACGCTTGGGTTTCTGCAGATTCTTCTATTTCAGGGTCGGTATACTTACTTGGAAAAACTTTAATTACAAGCTCCACAATATATCAAACCAGCTTAGGGAGTATCGAAATAACTGACTCAAATATAATGAACTCAGATATGTCTTCTAGTCAAGCTGGGAGGAAAATAATAATATCTAATAGTATTCTAAATGATGTAACTGATATTGGAGGTATGGGAATGCAGGTATCAGGGACTTCAGAGTTATTTATAGTAGATTCAACTTTAGAAGGGTTATCAAAAGTAATTCTATCAGGTATGCTTAGTAATGTTGAAATGATGTACCGTAGTAGAATTGAGTGCTCTGAGGATTTTGGTATAGTGAGGTTGTGGTGTAAAGACTTAACATTAGATGATCATGCGGTATTATCAGTAGAATCAAATATAGGGCATGTGATGATGAATAATGTTAAGCTATGTGAAGAGTCTAAGTTATATATTAATCGTAAGGCAGATAGTAGAGATTTGGAGTGTATAACGTCTATCAATAATTTAAAACTAGAGAAACATGAAAAGCTATGGACAGAATAGTAAATGATAGGATGACCTTGGAGTTTAAGAGGGAGGATATGGTTGATGGTTGGAGAGTTTACATGTTAGATGATCACCCACTTGCAGGTATTGTCAATGATAGGGAAGGAGGTATTGTGGCTCACTGGAATTGTATCGATAGCAGTTCTTGGGTAAGTAGAAAAGTGAAAGTGGGTTTAAGTGGAAATATACAAAACTCTATGATTCTAACTCTAAATAATTCTGAGGTTAATGGTCTGGTGTATAATTGTAAGGTGATGGCTAAGAATTTATCGGTTGGGTCAGGGTGTTTAATTAGGAATGTAAATGCTGTTGCTATAGATTTTACTACTTCAATTGATAAACTCGCCTTCATAGACTCCCAAATAATCGTCTCACCTTTATGGATTGCACCTAAGTCTGGGAATACCGCTAGTAATTATAATGTGGAGTTTGTAGATTCGAGAGTTGAAGGTAGGTTTTTAGTTAGTAAGCCCCTCTTTTCAATTAGATGCAGCTTGACAGGAGAATTTGTAGTATCTGAGCAAGTAGCCTTAGTAGACTCTAGTTTTACAGGATCTTACATATTCAAAAAGGAGGGTAAGTTTATAGAAGATGAATTTAGTAACCGAGATGAGATAGTGAAATGAGAACACAAGTAAAATTACACATAGACGGGAATTATAGAGTGATGAGAGGTGAGAAGATAGGTGGAATAGTTCCTAAGCATACTTCAATAGATGAGACTTCTTGGGTTGATTTCAGTTCTAAGATTACACTCCTCAATGAAAACTGTATAGTAGCCTTAAGAAATGGAACGAGGATATTAGATAATTCTTGGGTTAACATTAGGGCAGATGCTATGGTTACGCTTTCAGAGGTTCAAACTAAAAAAGGAAGCGCATACTTAGAAGCTGGACTTAGAGGGCTTGCAGAAGTATCGGAGGTAGAGATTTTAGACAGCAGAATCTGGTTAATTGGAAGTTGTGGAGTAAGTCTTTCTAATTCAAGGATAACTGATAAAGCTGAGTTGATTATAGAAGGGAATAGAGTTGTTGTAGATAGAGCTAAAATAGAAGGAGAGGGTACAGTATTTAAATTGAAACCCGGAGGTAGGAGTAATATTTTAGTTTCAGACGTTTGGTTAGAGAATACATCACATACGCACATAGATCGAGTTGCAGGATTAAAAGAAGATATAGACTTAGTTGTATCAAATATCATGGAAGTAGGTGAGGCTAAGGGAGAAAAATTTACTTACCTTCTAGAGGGCGATGTAATACTGAAAAATAAGAGTATAAGCAAGATTTCTGGAGCTAGTGATTTAGTATTAAAAGGAGTTGAAACATATGAGAAACAAGATAATTGACAACAAAGAAGGGACTCTATCATTTAGCTGGAATCCTGAACTAAAGAACTATGATGTAATAATGCTAGACAAACACCCGCTAAATACAGATGGAGAAGGTTCAGGTATGTTTGGAGGAACTGTAACTCACCCAGACCTATTTGGATATGATTGTTGGATAAGAGGTGGTGTAAGTGTTATAGGTGAGTGTAAGATATCGGGTGGAACTATAATAGAAGCAAGTCGAACAAAAGTAGTTAATACGAATTTAGACAACTGCAGGATCTCCATTTCCTTTGGCCAGATGTTTGAGAGTAACCTAAATAACTTGAATATCAGTACGAATAGATTTGATTGCAAGAATTTTATTACCGCAGATAGTTCTAAGTTTGTAGCTTCTGGTTATGAGAGTTTATCAATAGTAGATACAACCTTACTGGGAAACTTAATGATAAGAACGAATGTAGATGTTGATAATGATCCGAATAAGACAATTATAGTAGGTTCTGAGTTAGATGGTAATATTATAGTTAGAGGTTTAGGGTTTGAAATAAAGAACTCTCGGATAAAGTCTAGGTCTACCATCATTAGTGAAAATTACTTGAAACTTAATAAGGTAAATGAATGAGAAATACAGTAATAGACCTAAAACAGAAGAAGACTATTAAAACAATCGACATATACAGAGTGGTAGATTTAGAGTCTGGAGAAGAAGGTGGATGGGTTAGTAATAATGTACAGATAGATAGGAATTCTTGGGTAGGTAAGGCTAATGCTATAATAATGCCACAAGGATCTAGGTTATCACTTCAGAATACAACTATAGACGGAGCTGGTATACAGTTTGAGGTTAGAAATGGACTGGTTTTACTTAAGGATTGTGCAGTTAGACCCTACGCTAAACTTTCTATTGAGGCTCGTGAAAAAGTGATAATATCTGATAGTGTATTTGGAACTGGATCTTCGTTTATTATAGATGGGATGGATTTCAGTTCAGTTAGTGTAAATAATTTGAATCTCGGTAATAGCTCTGTGTTTAAGGTTGGGGTATCTGTTGAGAATATAGTTGGACCTAATTTAATACCTGCAGCAACTTTTAATGACATATCTATTCTAAACTTGGGGAGATTCTTTATTACCGATTGCAAAGGAGATGTCTTGGTTAATAAGGTTCTAGTTGGAGAGGATTGTAGTTTTCAGTTAGATAATTATTGGGGAGTGATGTTAGATGATTTTGAATGTAGAGAGGATAGTAAATTTGCGCTAAGTAATACAAGTCACCCTAAGCTATCTAAATTTGGAAACGAGATTATAATAGTGGATACAGATATTGGCAGCCACTCTTACGTTAATCTTAATTCAGCAGGAGGAGTTATTTTAGACAATCAAGTAGTGGAGAACGCTAAGTTGACAGACGATGATGTAATAGTTAATGGAGTGTTTAAGAATAAGAATCAATTTATAGAAGAATGGAACATAGGGTAATGAATACGTAATATATGAAAATGAGACATGGGAAAGCCAAACTACATAAAGAACAAAGAAGAAACCCTACAATACCTAAAAGAGACGACGAGTTTGTACAGGGTTTATATGCTACCGAATCACCCAGCTAAACGTTTAATAGGTGGAACTGGGATAGTCAAGGGAGGTTTGGTACATAGTATGGATAATTTAAGTTACGACTCTTGGATTAGCCATAATGTACTTATATTAGACGAGGGGACTAGAGTATATAGATCAATCATAGAATCCCAAGCATCTAACTTAATAATAAAAGAGAGTCAGATAAATGGAATAGAAGTAACGTTAGATTGTAGATATTCAGATGGAGGGCTTATAAGTAATTCTCATATAGATATAACCTCTGGAAATTTGGAATATCTTAGAGGGCTTAAAATAATGAATTGCTATATAGAAGGAGCTTTAAGTGTTTCAGGTTTATTTAAGTTAGAGATGCGAGGGACTAAGATTATGGGTCAGTTATTTATAGAGGGAAATATAGATCGAGACACTGATGACCCTTCAATAGATGTAGAGATAAACGATTGTAATTTTGAAGGAGTTAATAGTATAGTGAGAACGATTATGGAAACTGATAAACTAACCTTTGAGAATGAGAAATATATAGGAGTTAATGTGTTAAAGGACAGCGATGGGAATAATTAAAATAAATGCTAGGGATAAAATTAACCACCTAGGACGCACTTTATACCGAGTAGTGAATGAAGTAACGGGTAAGAAAGGAGGTTGGGTTAGTAAGGAGGTTATAATAAGTGATGATTCTTGGGTTGAGTATGAAGGAGCGGTTATCTCTGGTAATGGAGGTAAAATCTTCCTAACTAATGGAACTAAAATAGAAGGGAGACTAGAATCACACAGTCAAGTAACTAAGGTAAGTAATTGTTTCTTTAGAGGGGAAGTAGTAGTAGAGGAACCTGAAATCTATACCGCTGAGTTTGTTAATTGTAAGACTATAGATAAGGGGTGTAAGATATTCATAGCAAACCCAAATTTTGATGTACCTGTTCAATTTTCAGATAATGTATACTTAGAGAACGTGCTTATGTCTAGTGGTTCAGAAATGTATCTCTCTCCTCATGGTAGTGTTTCACGTGCAACATTGTTTAATAGAGCATATCTTTCTGTGGATAAAAGTGGGAAATATTTAATTAGTGATTTGACGATAGGAGAGCGAGGTTCTTTGTTTATCTCTGGATTTGCTAGGGTAGGTATTTCTAATTTAACTATGGAGACTCCTTCTGATGGTGTTAGTTTTAAAGATATCGATATTAAGTGTCACAGTAAATATAATTATATGAGTAACTGTCTGATTAATAACACTAGGTTTGAAGTTGACGATAAGTACGCAGAGATCATTAGAGTGGATAATCCGGACATAGATTTAATAATTAACGATGGAGTACGATATAATAAATGATGAAAAGACCCTCGGATTTAAGAAGGATTTAATTACAGGGGTTCTAGGTGATAATTACTATTCAGACACCTACCGAGTTTATATGCTCCAGAATCACCCTTTATTTGAAGTTACTAAGAAGGAAGATAGAGTAGGTGGTATGATTTTGGATATAGAAACTTTAGACTCAACTAGCTGGATTAGTAGGGGAGTTGAAGTTAATGGTCTATTATCTAAGTTCATTAATTCTGTGCTGATTCATACTAACTTAGAGAAAGGAAGGTTGATGGTAGGAAGGAATGTAAAGCTGACCAACTGTTATATAGAATCTGGATGGGAAGGAGATGCAGTTATAAGAAAGTCTGAGATAGAAAATGTTAAGATTATAGGGAGATTTGGTGGGGTTAATATTAAAAAGAGCAAGATACTAGGTGGAAGCTTTGTTAGCACGAGTTTAGAAAAAGAGTGGGGCATAAGCATAGTTGAAAGTAGTATTGTTTCTTGTAATATTATACTCCACGATTGTTACCTAAGTCTTAATCAAATGAATCTCTGGAATATGGATATAGTTGAATCAGAAAAACTATTGACCAATGCGGATATTGAAGAAATATAGAAAGCAGAAACTCAGGATCATAAACAAAGGTAGTAAAATAGCTGAGGGATTAGATTTAGAAGAGGTCAATAAAATGAGTCAGCCTTCTACTATGATTTTGATTAAGAGCCAGGTAAACGGTAATATAGAGACTCACAACGACATTATATTTGAAAATTGTAAGATAGGTAGAGTTAAGAGTTTTATTGTAAGTTATAGCATAGAATCATCACCTGTAATCTTTAGGAATTGTGTCTTTAATGATGATTGTGAGGTATATATTGAAACCGGTGAAGGGACATACTTTGAGATAAACAATTTAGAGATGGATGTCGATAGTATACTTACCCTAAAACCTGCTAAATCTTGTATAGTAGAGAATATGAGAATAGAGCTTTATGGTGAGTTCTGTAGTTCAAATAATACAAGAAATATAGTGATGAAAGATGTAGTAGTAAGTCGAAATGTTTTGGTTAATCTTCAGTACGAGTTTAATCCTGACATAGTTTACCTCAATAATGTACACTTTGGAGATGATTCTAGATTTTTAGTAGAAGCTGGTAATGCTAGTAATTTATCTATGGCGGATGTTAGAGTTAGGCCTTTTGCAGATATTGTAGTAAAGAAGCATACCGAATTAAAAGGAGAAACATTAAATGGAAACGTTACGATTTAAAAAGCTGCTGGATAATCACTACATCGTTTACATGACCAAATACCACCCTTACTATTATCGATATCTGAATACTAAGGAGGTTGAAGGTTATGGAATAGAAGGTGGGAGAATAGATAATCCAGTGAAGATAGATAAGTACTCTTGGATTGATATTGGAGTTGATGTTAGGAATTCCACGATAAAGAGATCAATTATAACTACGCATCCCTTTAATACATCTCTCTTAGTATCAATCTCGGACTGTAAACTTGAGAATTGTGAGATAAAGTGTAGTGATTCTTCTTATATCTTTAACTCGAACTTGGAAGGTGATTTTATTGAGGCTGATGGGAATACCGTTGTTTTAGGAGATTCTTCTATTAATGGGGTGTTTCAATATTATAATCCTTCATTCGGTTTAACTATAAAAGAATCAAGTATATCGGGAGTAACTAGGATGGTAAATGTTTGCAGGAATATAGCTATCATCAATTCAAACTTAACAGGATCACAGAATTTTACACCAAAGTCAGATGATGGAAAGGTAATTAAGAGTGATTTCCTTGTGATAGAAGGTGTGTATATAGCCGAAGATGGAGTAATATCGTTAGACCAAATTAATGAGAAAAAGTATGTTAGTAATTGATAAGAATGAAAGTAAGGAGTGGGGAGATCTAATTCTTTACCGAGCGATTGATGAAGATACTGGAGAGAAACATGGATGGGTTACTGAGAATATTATACTGGGAGAAGGTTGTAAGATAGAGAAGGAGTGTAGGGTTTATTCAAAATCTCTAAACGGTGTAGTTCATTTGTCTGATGTTGAGATTACAGGTATGTCGGATATAGGAGTTAATTCAGGCTTTTTCTACAGGTGTATCTTCTCTAAAAGCTGTATATGTGACTTTGGTGAAACTGCAGAAGTAACTAATTGTCGTATATCTGGTAAAATTGAAGTTATAGATGAAGGAGGACTTAGAGTAAAGATGGATAATGTGCAAATAGGACACGGCACTCGCTTGGAATCTGGAGATGGAGTAACTATTCTTAATTCTTGTTTCGCAGATCGTTCAGTAATTAAGATTCAGCCTCAGATGGAGTTCCTAATGAATAATGTGAATATAGGTTACAAAAGCAGATTAGAGATAGCGACATCAAATAACCTATCCATAGACAATCTAACTATAGGAGAGTCTTGCAATGTGAGTGTGGATAAAGGAGAATTGACGTATGCAGAATCTATAATTGGAGAAAGAATTAATGACAATGAAGAGGTTGAGTTTACGAGATATCAAAAGTAGTGGGATAGTTTCTGATAACGTTATTTTAGGTGATGGCTCTTGGGTTGAGGAAGGGAGTGAGGTTATTAGTAGTGATCCGAGTAAAGTCGTAAACCTCATAAATACAATAGTCAAAGGGGATTCCATATTGTGTATAGATTCAGGAAGTCTGGTTAATTGTGAGTTTGATAGAGTTAAGGTGACGTTAAGAGGGAGTGATGTTGTAGAGTTTAGAGATTGTAAGATAGTCAATAAGTCGGATATTTTCAAGGTAAGAGGTAAGAACAAGGCTGAACCAAATCTTAGGCAGAGGTTTTACAAAGTTGAGATGAATAATGCTTCTATAACTTTTCCAGATGGCGAGATTTTATGTAACAATTTAGTAATGAGAGATAATAGCCACATACACCTAGAAAACCCACAAGATATAATAATTAGTGATGTAGTAATGGATATAGATGCTGAAATAGAAATAGAAGGGAATCAAAACCTAACTATAGCTAATGTAGATCTTAGGGAGTATTCGATATTAAAGGTAAAAACAGGTAGAACTAAAGAAGTTGCAAGTATAAGTAATTTAGTGGTCGCAGCATGGAATACAAAAACAGTGAAATTATGAACGATATAGAAAATGTCACCTTTGAAAATTGTGTTATAGGTGTGATAAAGTCATTTGAAGTTATTGGAAGCGAAGACCTAAAGAATCCCATCGTGTTTAAAGATTGTGTATTTGAGGATGGGATTTCAGTTGAGATTAGAGTTAACCCTGATAGTATAGTTGAAGTAAATGGACTTAAGATGCGTGGAAAAAGTAATTTGAGGATAAGAAAGGCATTAGATAAACTTCAAATAAATAACGTCTGCATAAGCTTAAGATCTACTTTAAATTTAAACCCAAGAAATGAAACCGAGACTGAAGCATCTTTTACTAATTGCTGGGTTCTAAATGGATCTACTTGGACAATACTAGAGCCCCTAACTTATAAAAATAGGCAGATTAATGGAGAGATAGTATCGGCGCCAGAGCATAGAGGTTTCAGGATAATCTAAACAAACAAAATTATGAGCAACAAAGAAATAAAAGTAAAACACGAAGAAACAGTAGACGGTAAAATCTTAAAGAGAATAGAATTACCACAGGGAGGACTTGGAGGTTTAGTAGAGTTCCCAGAATTAATATCACCTCAAAGTTTTATCTCTCCTAACTGTACGATTATAGGTAAGGTAGAGGTAGACGCTGGGGCAACAATAATGGATAACTCTAAGATTGAAGGAGAAGGGTTTATAGGTTCAAAGGCAGTTATTCAAGGCAGTAAAATCAAAGGGACGGTTAATATAATAGGTGCAGCAGTTCTCCAAGGTTGTTTATTTGAAGGGGAGATTAACTTAATGGGTAGTGATATTAAGGATGAGGCTATATGTATTAGAAAGAGTGATATAATTGGGGATGTGTATATTAAAGAAGGAGTTAGGCTTAATAAGTGTAAGTTTGAAGCTAATTTAGAAGTAAAACCAACTGTAGAGCTTATTAAAACTGAGATAATAAACGATGGAGGTACTTGTGGAGTTGTGGATACTAATTCGCTTAGGAACTTACAAAAATACACTCTAGATTCAACTAATATGTTCAACAAAAATGTAACCGAGAATGAAAATGACTAAATATAAAATAGTAGGAGAGACCTTAATTGACACAACTACAAATGAGGTAATAAAGGGAGTGAAGATACTAAATGCAGCAGAAGATTTGTATATAGGAGATAATGTAGATTTTGGTATAGATGTGGAAGTTACCCTATCTGATTCAGCAAAGGTTATTGACTCTAAATTTATCTCGGGGAGCAAGGTGGCTATAACAGATAATGCGGTAGTGATTAATAGTGAGTTTCAGTTTGATGGAGATTCAGTTATTAGGGTAGCTAGGAATGCAAAAGTATATAACTCAACACTAAGAGGGGATATAAAAGTTCTAGGGGCTACAGTAGTTAAAGATAGTAAAATCAGGGTTCCATTCCTAGCTCTCAGACTTGATAACTTTATAGAGAATGTAGAATTTATCAGCAACTCCCCAGAAGCTTGTCATGCGTTTGAAAAGTGTTACCTGAAAGATTGTAAGATTAGGTATGGTAATGAGCCTGGAGATGACAACAAGTATAGAGGTATTCATATGATAGAGAGTATTTTAATGAGTGTTGAGAATATCGGGGCTAGGTTTCCAGATCAAGTTAGAAATTCGCTGGTGATTGAAAAAGTCTATGCGGATGGAGATCAAATACAAGAAGGTAATATGGAAGTGTTTAAGGCTGATTTGACAGAAGATGAAGAGAAGTGGTAAAGCAGCTAGGATGAAGGAAGATAACCCTATTTGCTTTAAGGAGTCTAAGATTGAAGAAGCAGGGGTCTATCTATCTGAAGGTTCTTCTATAAGTGATAAATCTTGGGTAGTGGATTCCAGAACCTCTTTCGTTAATTATAGTGAGATAGGGGATAATATATTCTACCTGGACAGTGGCTTTATAATGGAGGAGGATTCTAAGTTTAATGGTAGTCTATTTTCAAGAGGAGGGGAGTCTAATTTACGCCTATTCTCCACCAGTATTGATGCAAATGTGAATATACTTGGCGAATGTTATATTACTCTTTCAAATTCAAACATAGAGGGGAACTTCGTAGTGAGAGGTGAAGGTGGTAGACTTAATTGTGTGAATGTTAATATCCTTGGTAATGTGATAATTGAGCTACCTAAGAATTCATCCATAGACTTAGTAAATGTAGAGATTCATGGGGACTTGATTTTAGACAGTGTTAGTTATTTACGTATGGGAGAATGTTCGGTTTTTGGATACAACACTATAGTCAAGAAAGGAATAGGAGATTTGAGAATGGAAAAGTGTCACTATAATAACTCTGGGTACAACGAACATAATTTAACAACCGATACAATATGGAAGGAGAAAATAGAGGGAAGCAAGCACATATAATTGACAAAGGCTGGTATTATTTAGATAAGACTTTGGTTGGTGGTGAGTCACAGGATTGTTTTGCTGCTATTGATAAGTCCACAGATTATGTTATGGGTTATTTCTCAGAGTTAGCCAAAGTAGAGGAAGGCGCTAAAGTTAGGGATAGCTTACTGTATGGAAAAGTGTTTGTGAGTAAGGATTCAACAGTACTTAATAGTAATATAGGCAATCCTGATGGTGAATCTATAGTAATCATTCAAGGTAAGTCTAATATTGCATACACTACTATCAGAACTAATATTGTTAGGAGGGATTCACAGGTATTTATTATAGACTCTAAAGTTGAACTGGCTACATTTAGAGTTAGATCTGGGACATTGACAATAAGAAACTCTACAGTAATAGGTGCCAACCCTCCCTCAATAACAACAGACATAGGGCAATTTAATAAATTTCTAGATAGTGGTATTATTGTAGATTCTTTAGTATACTTGGGAAATGATAATAACTTGAGCATTGGAGACTACATCATTAGTAATAGCAAGGTTAATTTGGATGTATTATATGGTAGGTTTCACAGGTCTAGAATTATTAGTGATGTGATCTGCCTAGAGAAGAAACCAATGCAAATCAGCTTACCAATAATTAATAACAGATCAATATGAAACTGGACTTAGAAGATAAGAAAGTAGTAGATGGAGTTACGGTATATAGACTAATTGTAGATGGAGTAAGTTGGGGACACGTAGAGAGTTTAAAGAATGTAGGTCCAGAAGCTAAGGTTTTAACGGGTTGTGTAGTTATGGGAAATGCTTATGTTGGATCAGGTCATGTAAGAGGAGATTCTAAGGTAAGCGGAAATGTTCAAATATCTGGTAACTCTATTATACATAACTCAAACTTAACTGGGAATGTACAAATAGATAGGGGATGCTTAATTGACAACTCTTCTATCTCAGGGAATGTAATAGTAGTAGGTGGAACTAAGGTAGAAAATTCCATAATAGACGTTGAAGATGGAGCCTTAATACTATCTGAAGAGACTTACGTTGGAGATAGCTGGCTTACAAAATCAGGGGTTTACTCAGAATTCAATATCAACAAAATTAACGAAAAACAAGAAGAATCATGACAGAAGAAAAAGTGTATATCAACCCAGAAGAGACTCTAAAGTTTACTGAGAATGGTGGTAGTTATAAAGTAGAGATGCTGCCGAAACATGAACTATACTATACGATTAGACATAAGTTCGGGGGAAGTGTAGAGGATCCTAAATGCATGAACTATAACTCTTGGATAACTTCTGGGGTTCATATTTCTAAGGATTCAAGATTATCTAACACTCAAATATACGGTGAATCTAATGATGAGCTAAATAGGGGATCTCTATGGGTATCGGATAACTCTACTCTAACGGACTGTATTATTGAAGCTGGAGGGTGTTATTTAAATAGGCTTAAGAGGTGTAACTTATCAGGCGTAAAATCATCAGGTTCATTTGGAAGAGAGGCTGCTGGATTAGAGTTTAGGGATGTCAGTATGATAGGGAATATTTTAATCAGCACTATAGGGAAAGGGAGATTACTTAGAATGAATAATGTAGATGCTAGGGGAATTCTTAGGTTAAGTTTAGTCCAAGCGGATAAGTCTAAGGTTGAGATTACAGGCTCTATCTTTAATGGGAATATAATGTTGGAATTAGATGCGGAGAGTTGGGATACTGATGTTCATATAAAGGATTGTGGATTTACAGGAGACTTAATTGTAAGCGTAAAAGAAAGCTTAGAGAACAAATGGCAAAAATAGAAATAGACCAGTATGACACTATAGAGTACAGAAACCATAAGGACGAAAACTTAGGTCTCATCTATAGGGTAATTAATAAAGAAACCAAGGAGAAAGGAGGTTATATAAGTTTATCAGTTAGGCTTGGTGGAAATAGTTGGGTAGAAGAAGGAGCTGTTGTATTCCACGTTAATGAGACTAATCCAGGTACCACTTTTAACTTAAACGACACAAGAGTAAAGAGGGGTTCGGTTATTGAGTCACGTAGAGCTTCAGTACTTATTGGTTGTGAGGTAGATGGAGTTTTACATATGGGAGTATCAGAAGACTTTGCACTAAATGACCCCTTGATCCCTATAAAATTAGACAACGTAAGGATTAGAGGAGGAAGTAGCTTAAAATTATTTAGTGGAGGTCTAATTGATGTAATAGATATGTGCTTAGAGAAGGAGGCTATGGTGGAGATTACTGATTTTGAGTCGATAATAATAAATGATGTCTACCTTGATAATTCTGACTTAGGTTTAACTGGACACGATGAGTATGTAACTGGATTAATGATAGATGGGTTTGGGTTATCCTCTGCTTGTCTATTTCAAGGTTTGTCGTTATATAGAGATGTAGTAATTAGTGATGTTCATTTTAGTGGAGAGGTGGATATTAAGTTAGAAGAGAGGTTTAGAGATCATGAGATGGGGAACTTACTAATGACGGGAATAAGATATCCAGAAAGCTCTAAAGAAATCAACATAATCCTAGACGAGAAGAACATAATAATAGACAAGATAAGATGAAAAATATAGCAGAGGAATTAAGCAAAGAACTCCCAAAAGAAGCACTCCAACCTATTCCGGGAAAACCATACCTAACTTCAATAAAAGGGATATATGTAACTGAGAGATTTAATGAGGTATTTGGAGTTGGGGGTTGGAGAGTTAAGGTAGAATTTGTGGAGAGAAAAGATGAGGCTGTTGTAGTAAAGGTTATATTTGAAGTTCCAGACAAAGGTATCTACTATGAGTGCTATGGAGGAAATAACAATAAAGACCTTGGAGATGCGTATAAAGGAGCTACAACAGATGCACTAACAAAGATAGGGAGTTATTTAGGAGTAGGTTTAGAAGTGTTTAAAGGTAAGGTAAATCTAATCTCCAATGATGACCTAAAGAGAAAGATTAACAACTACAAGACTACAAAAGATTACCAAGAACTGAAAGGATATACACTAAAAGAGGATCAGAAGGAGTTTGTATCAGCACAGTTCAATAAGCTAAAAAAGTAAAGTTATGGGAATGTCTAAGGAATACTTCACACAGCTACAGGACGAGTTTGCAAATAGAGTAGCTATGGTAGAAGAAGGATATTTATCACCACTAGATGCAGCACTTGAGTTTAGAAAGGAGCAGGAGATGTTTGAGGAATTGATAAAGAGTCGTAAGGATTGGTGTAACACTTTTTCAACCCAGATAGCAAATGAAGCAAGTGATTATGGAAGTGACGGGTATAAGGGTTATAAGTTTGAGAGTAGAGTTAACACAAGATATGACTTTACTGAACTAGAAAAATGGGCTGAATTAAATAAGAAACTGAAGGACTATGAGGCTATGTGTAAGGAGAATTATAACAACCCTAGATACAATGGAGAAGAAAAACCTAAAGTAATCCATTCAGACAGACATTTAAGAATCAGTAAAATCAAAGGGTATGTAGAAAGAGGTGAATATAATTAGGGTTAAACATTTTGTTAATTAAATTAATATACTTATATTTGCATTTATGAAACTAAACAAAGCATACAATTTTAGGTTATATCCTAATAAAGAAGACCAAGTTTTACTAAATAAACACTTTGG